ACGCCAATACGATCAATCTCTGTAGTGTCAGCTCTCATTCGAACTGTACGTGCTACTTTACCGATTACTGTTGCATCGAACATGTAATCGAGGAATCTTGCGGATTGCTCAGGATTGAGCAAACCTCCCTTACCCTCGGAACCTACGTGAATTCCGTCGGTAGGGTTTGCTGCGCCAGTCATTCCACCTGTTAGTGTTGTGCCTGCTTCAGCTGCTTTTGCTAATAGTTCATTACTCATTAGTTTTTCACCTTACCCTTTATTTTGTTAATTCGCTAACGGAACCGAGGAAAGTGCCGTTCCATTTTGATTTTTTGATTGTTACTCCAGCTGACCCGCCAAGGTCAGAGGACTTCTTTATTGCAGTGTCTGATTCTACTGCGTCTACTCTTTTTTCAACTGTGTCCATGATAGACTTGATTGAATCAACTGCTGTTGAGAGTTCTGTGTGCTTTTCTGCTAATTCTGAAATTCTCAAATCGACATTCTTGCTAAAAGCTTCGACTGTCTCCTTGATTGTTGAAACCTGAGCAGCGTTTGCCTCAGAGGCCTTTTCCAAAGTCTCTGAGAAGAAACCCTTAAGGTCGCCTAGCATTTTAACAAAGTCAGGTGATTCCTGAACTGTTAGTTCTGCTGATTTTTCCAGAACTTCGGCAGAAGTTACTTCAGCTACAACTTCAGCAGAATCTTGTTCTACTGGGGCAACTTCTTCAATAATTTCTGCAGGTGTTTCTACTACTGCTTCTTCTACTACTGGAGTTGCTTCTGTTACATTAAGCTTTTCCACTTCATTTCCTCCTTCTGCAATTGCCGTATTTATATTTTGTGTTTCAGGCAATGTTTGCAATCTTGATCTACGTGAATCAAGAATCTTCTCTATTTCTTTTCCTTTGTTTACGTCGTTTGATTCCACCCATCCAATGAGTTCTGTTTTTTTACCAGTAACTGGAGATATGTATTCTGATTCTGTTGACATAAATACAGAATCACTTTCTGCACAATAAAAAATATTTTCCATTTTAACATCTGCTGCGATGCCTTTAAAAATCATTTGTCCATTTACTTTTTCAATAGATAAAATGTTACATAGTTCATTTGCTGGTGAATCAACGATTGATAGTTCAACTAGCGCATAGTCTTTAATAAACCTTACTGATGCTCCTGTTGATTTGTTTACTTCGTTATCTGATTCAATAATCTTTCCGCCAATAGAAAATCCTGTTAGTGTTCCGTCTAGAACCTTTTCCCAAGTATCTTGAGCGCCCTTAGAAATGTACGCATCAACGTAAACACCATTGTAAAATTCTTTTGTTGCAGGGTCATAAAAAGTTTCTGGTCTAAATGATGCTACCTTGCCTACTGCAAGTGGCTGATGCATTTCTCTTAGATTACCTCTAAAGCTTTCAAACGCTTTCATGCTAGCTTCTTGAGTAACGACATCACCAGTCTGATCCAGGTTATCTAGTGTTGCGAATCCTGAGACTGTTCTTTTTTCTCTATTGACCTTCGTAAATGGAACTGATAAATTAATAGCATTTCCATTAGAAGACCAATGTGACTTTTCTATGATCATATGTTATATATTATAGAGATTGTTACATAAAAAGGCAAATAACTAGTTGAGCAGGACTAGTTGACTTGTCTTCCATCTCCTTTTGCATTTCTGCCCTCCCCAGATTTATCTGGAGAATTAGCCGATCTTTCTTGGTCACGAGTTCTGCTTTGGGTTGCTTGGGCTTTAATTTCAGCTGCTTGGGCTGCAAGATCTACTGGGACATCTCCGCCTTCTCTTGGAACCATTCCCATTCTTACTCTAATTTCATTTGGAGTTATTACCTGGAATCTAAGATATCTTTCATCTATCTTTGATTGGGTGTCAGCATCCGTCAAACTTAATTCATTAAATTTAAGTTCTAGGGCATCCGTCATTTCTTGGATTATCTTATTTAATTTCTTCTCTAGGTTTTCTTGGGCTGGACGACAAACCTGCTCTTTAAATGTCTTATCCGCATCTCTAGCAGCAGCTAAATTAATACCTGCTGGAGTACCAATTTTATTAATTGGGACTCTGTGAGCCATTAGGATTTCGTCTCTATTTGATTGACGATATATATTAAATGAAGATTCCTGAGATCCTGCCTCAATTGGCTCCATCTTAAATTCAGTTTTTGAATCTGGTGAATCTGGAGGAAGTGGAATATACAGAGATCTGTGGTTCTTTCCTCTTAAGCCTACCTGGAAGAATTCAAGTAGCTTTCTTTCTGATTCTGCAGAAAGCTTTGCGCCTTTTACGGTAATAATATATCTTGGAACCGCTTTATTTTCAAAGTAATCTAGGTTATACTTACCAGCAAATTCATTACCAGCCATGGCATTTTGTGCAGCAATAATGTCTGGGATTCCGTAATAATTATTCTTTGGGGTGTACTTCTTTAAATGAATAATTTCGTTTGGTCTGTCTTCTTGACCAGCGATTGGATTTACTGTTTCTGTGTCTCCAAAATTTCTGAAGAAAACAGCCTTGCCATAAAGAAGCTGTATAAAACCGTCTCTAAGGCGTCTTACACGCATTGTCTTTGAAGGGATGTGTCCGATGTACCCTATCTTGCCAGTCGTTGTTCTGCCGACCTCCAGATAGCCATTACCAGTAGCCTCTATGTCGGTGTAAAACTTTATAAGCGTTTCTTTAAATGTTTCATCTTCATTGCAATCTTCTAGCCAGCGATGTAAGTCTTGCTTAATTCTATTTAGCTTCTTACGTGCTCTTTCTAGCTGTTTTTCATCTTCTATATCTTCAAGTGTGTCTGTAGTTTTTTTAGATTCAATAAAGTCAAATCCTAGACCTACAATGTTAGCAACCTTTGCATTTATTGCTGCATAGTTGTAAGGCGAAATCTCATAAATTGTTGAAAGATAATCTAAATTATATTCTGGTTGAATTAGATCAAATGTGGCATAGCCACTAACTGCCTGTTGGTGTTGAAGTTGCTGGCTTACAGATCCATCTTTACCAGTAAACGCTTTTTGTAGATCTCTAGATACTTTTCTTCTAAATGAAGCACCGAGTCCTGAAAGCTTTAATATCTCTTCAGCGTCTATTTCAAACAAGTCATCAGATTTTTGTGTTGTGGGATTGTTAAATCTCATCCAATCTGCAACATTGGATATCTCTACATTATCCTGAACTGTGTCTTCGTCATACTCAATCATTTTTTACCACCATTTAGTCTAGCCATTTCTTCTTTGTGAACACCGATGTCTAGTGGATCTGGAGTTAGACCCCATCTTAATCTTTGTTTTTGATACTCAAACTCTTCCTCATCAATTTGTCGGCTTCCCTCAATAAACTTAGGCTGACCAACATCAATTCCATAGTGTGCTACGGCTGCTGCAAGCAAAGCAATTCTTTCTTTGTTTCCAATCATGGATGATATAGATAAAAAGTTATTGTCTTCGTCACCAACCCATCTTCCGTCAGGCATTTCCCAGACATAGACTCCAAGCCTAGTTTCACCAGACTTCATTTGGGCATTAATTCTTTTTATATCCATAGTTAATTATTTTACCATCTTTGCATGCTTAAGTCCAGCTTTTTGTCACTCAATATGACAAAATTATATAATCTGAAACACAACTCTGTCTCTAGAGTAGGTAGATACCGACTCTTCTGTCACTTCCATTGACGAACCTTGCCCAATAGATGCAGATTTACCTGTATACAGGTTATAATGATTTTGGTGGCTAATATCTGGATTTGAATATAGGGCAATATTTTGATACATATTGTCATCTAGGACATTAGACCTTACTCCCAATATCTGCTTGCCATTAAACCAAATAGGCCCAGATATTATGCTAGAAGTTTTTATCAATATATAATTTGGCTCATCTATATATAAGTATGATGAGATATTGGTTGCTGAGGATACATCCTGACCATTTATATATATGTTGCTAATGTTAGATTTTGATATTTCTCCGCCTGCCGCCCAGGAAAGAGATGTCTCTATTGCGCCAGTCTTATTAAATATTAGGTTTCCGCTAGAAAGCGTTTTTGGGGTAAATATCATTTCAATATTACGAACATCATTTACTGAGTCTATAAAAAATGCTGAAGATTTTGGTCTTATTCCGTTATGGTAGTTTCGACTTCTAGCTGGGTAGCTGTTGTTAGAAACATCAAAATCCCAAGTTGATCCAGTAGTGGGTTGAGATATTGAAAGCGTACTTCCTCCATTATGTGCAAACATTTTCTTTTCAGAATGAAAGTAAATCTTTAAAGAGTATAGTTCTGGAAGATAAATATCTGGATTTGATGAGTCAAAAACTATTCTAAAGTAAAGTATTTTTTGTGAAGAAAAACTAGAACCCTGTGTAAATTCTGGTATAGAAGACCCATTTGAACATATTCTCCATGGCCCAAGCGCTGATGTTTCTGAAACATACACGGAGACTCCTTTAGATGAGACCCATTCTATTTTTGAAGATACGTATTGTTTTGTAATATTTAAAACTACATCCTCTACAAACTCTCCATTAGAAAACCCTGAATTTAAACGTATACTATTGTTGCTTGGGTTGTATGACAAAGCCTCATTATCATAAATCAAAGTCTCCCAAGATTCTTGAATTGGATAAACATATTTTGTTTCTATGTCTTGATATTTTTCTGCAGCTCTAAAAAGCTCTCCCAGATCTGGAACAGATACCTGCTCATCATTATTTAAAAACAAGTTATTATAGTGTGAAGATATTGCTCTTTGTGATAACGAGTACCTATATACGGCTGGGCAATCAATTATAAAATATTCTGAGCCAGAAGATGGTCCAGAAAAAAGAGTGACACTACTATTTGTAAACTTAAAATCTACTGATTTAGATGCAACCAAAATGCCGTCTACATACAACATGATTGAATTAACTGAGTAAACTCCAACAGCATGAATTACTCTATCTGGGTTTGGAACTGAATAATCAATTCTTTGATCTTCTAATTTAAATACGACATTTCCTTTATCCCAATACAGACCTATGCCATTTGAGTCAGCAAGTATGGGTGTTAAGGATGTTAAGGTTTTTGGATGAAACCAAACTTCTAATGTGAAGTCATTATCGTAAGTGTCTGTTGTTGCAAACCCACCAGTGCCATTTGTTCCAGAAAAATCTTTTGATAATGTAAACTGTAAGTAGTTAACGCTGTCTATTTTATTAGAATGTGATCCTCCAGATACAATTGGCAAACTAGACCTAGATATCTGACCAACATAAGAACCATTATTTCCGCAACCAGAAGTGTCATAAGCTACAGATCCAGATGTCTCATCTAGCTTCCATAAGCCTAGAGGAGAGTCTTTAATTGCTAAAAGGTAATATGACATATTTAAATTATATCAGATACCAATCCTATTGGATATCGACTAAACCATCCAATGAGTAGTAAACATGATCTTATTTCCTTTTGTAACTGGAAGAGATTCATGTAAATATGGATGAACTGAAGGGAATAGAACAAGGCTACCTGCCTTTGGCTTAATCTTTATATCTTGATTTTTAAAGTAAATTTCTCCACCTTCGTAATCATCATTCAAATAGCAAACTAGGGAGTACTTTAGATTTTGTCCAGTACCAGACGGATCTTCAGCATCACAATGCGGACCCATACCTTTACCAGTGTCATATTTAGCAACCTTAATATAATCTAGGCCCATCTTAACCTGCTCTGGTGTGCTATCTACTTTTTGGATTCTAGATGCATCTCTACGCATTATTTCAGCATATCTTTTTGCACACATTTCTGGGGCCATGATTAAGCTATTAACAACATACAAAACTTGTTTGTTTAAAAACTCATCATCGGTGTTCATAAGCTTTTTAGAGGTATCAATAAACTTTTGAATTCCATACCCATGATTATCATCGTTGCTTGCCCCCCACTTGCTCCATTCAGGTATTCCGCTATGTGATTTTGGGTTAGAATCTAGGTCTTCCATAACTTTTAACAGGGTCTCTGGATAACTAATTACATTTTCAAAATAAACTATTCCTCTATCGTGAAACACAATGTCAAACATAGTGTACATTTGCCTTGGCTGAACTTCTCTAATTTCCATGGATTTCTCCGCTTTCTGCTAAAACTGCATCATACTCTCTGCCATCTGGCGTTCTTCTTTTTCCGCTATCTCTTATCTCTTTCCACTCTTCTTGCTCTACTTTTTGTTTCTTTCTTGTATCATCAATTTCTGAAGCCCACCTGTCTCTTGTTTCTTGAGGATAATCTTCTTCTGGCCGATCATCCCAAAATGATCCTACAGTATATCTGTCGCTTTTAAATACAGGTGTTACCTCATGAGTGTTTTCATGACCGCCGTCAAAAATAGCAAACATTCCTGTTTTAGGCTTTACGCTTAAATCAAAGTTTTTAAAATTAAGTTCCCCGCCATCAAACTCATCGTTTAAATAAAGAAAACCTGCGTATCTACTTCTTTCAAATGCACTTGGCTCACCATCATAACTGTTGTCTGAGTGAAAAGCTGCATATGCTCCAGGAATCCATTTTTGACTATGAAAACTTATTTTATAAGCTTCTCCTCCGATTATTTCACGAGCTGCATCTTTAAACTTTTTTTCTAGGTCATCTAGGAAGTTGTCTGGCAATCCAGCATCTGCATACCATCGAGATAGCTTATTCTTATCATCTGTTAGTTGGTTTGGCATGTTATACGCATAAGACTCATAAAAAGAAATTGGATGCCATTCAAAGTCTCCGCTTTTTATAAGATTGTTAAACATTTTAATAATACCAGCGCATTCTTCTTTAGTTAAAAAATCTTCATACAAATATACTGGGTGCTCATTATCTCTAACTTTAATTAGTTTCAATTGTATATTCCTCCGCCAGTGTCAACGCCCATTATTTCTTCATAAGATATAACTTCATTATCTCTTATATAGATCATATTTCTTGGGTCTTCATTTGCGATTCTTTCAATTTCTTGTTTACCCCACCTATATGCGCCGTATCTTTTTTGATTTGCTAACCACTCTTTTGAGCCATCATAATCAAACATTACAAAGTTTCTAATGAAGAACTTATTTCCATCTGGTATTGTTTTTACTCCATGATAGAAAGGCTCTCCTGATGGAAATACTAGAAGGTCTCCAGCAGACGGTTTATGATTTACAAATTTACCTTCAACAAAGAACTCTATATCTCCGCCATTGTAATTGTCATTAATATAAAAAGTACATGTTGTGTGAAACTTTTCTCCAGGCATATCCTTCTGAGAAATAATAAAATCAGTGTGATATTGCATGGTCATTTTATTTTTTAATGTATCAATTAGATTGAAGTACTTACACCATGACTGACCACTATATCTTGCACCTTCTGGAATTTCAATTCCAGTGTGCTTAAAATAGTGTGATATTGCTTTATCGTAAGATGTCGCAATCTCTTCGTATAAAGCTTTTTCTTCTTCAAAAATTTCATTTTTTTCTGCTGACTCAATCATTTGCTGATCTTTTGCCTGGGTGTATGTTCCATATTGAGCCCATGGAGTCCAGTTCTGGAAAAAATTACTTTGTTCAGAAGACTCTGAGCGCATCATTATCTTATATGCAAGGTCTGGATCTTTTAGCATTCCTCTGTAAAGGATTACACCTGGAAGCAGCTCTGTCCAATCTAAAGAATTTATATCATCAACTATATTTAAACTATGCATCTGTTAACCCCTGTCTCCATAAAGCTTTTGCCATGACGGCGATTTAAACTGGTCTGAATAATCTTTCGGAGGTTGTTTTTCTCCAGTGTGCTCTACAATGGTCCAAAAAAATGGAGCGGTAAATCTGTTTCCAGACTTTACTGGTCTAACTCCATGAGCATAATACTTATCTCCTGGGAAAAAATAAGCTGCCCTAGGCTTTGGCTTAAATTCAATACCGTGTCTTGGAAAATACAGCTCTCCACCTTCGTAATCATCGTCAAAGTAGAATAGTCCAGCTATGTCATAGTAAGGAAAATCATTTGGTCTTCCTTCTTCTTCTCCTGTGTGAAACTCTTTATCTGCATGAGGCTCTTGTCTTGCTCCGACTGGCCATCTAACAATTGCTGGGCCAGTTGCTTGAACGTTAACATTAAAAAATTTATCTACTTCTATTTTTAGCCTATCAATCATGTCCCATAGCAAATCAATTATTGCTGGATCAGATTTTTTTAGTGAGGCTGCAGTACAAACTCTATCTTCCCAAATATTTGCATCGTAAAGCACTAAACCGTCTTCATCAATATGGGTCTCTGTTTTATCCCAAACTTTATTAGTTAGAGCAAAGTTAATAAGCCTCTTCTGTTCTTCTTCTGTTATAAAGTTTTCTAGCTCAACAATATTATCTATTGAGTCCCCAAAAAAACCTGATGGTGTAATTGATATAGGAGCTCTTCCGCCCCCCATAATTCCTTGATTAACTATTTCCATAAGTACAATATACCATATTCTATATCAAATATCACTAGGGCTATACTCTATAACCTTTAGCTTTAAAGCTTTTATTTCATGATCACCCAAGGCTTTTCCCTTATGGTCAACACCATTTCTGTAAAAATCGGACCAGCTAAACTTTTTGTTTATTTCATGAACTGCCATAGAATATTCATATAGTTCTTTTTGTGAAACTTCTTGTTCTTTTGGTTCTGGTCCTATTTGTATTTCTGAATTATTTAAATCTCCAAGACTGATTGGTATTATTGAGCATATTGGGTGACCAGCTGGAATTGTAATTTCTTTATTTGGAGATGTGATCATCCAAGCTACTGGAAGATCTGCTCTAAAGAATGATGTGCTTATTAATGTTGTAAAAGGAGATGCACCATCAATAAAAAAATTAGGAGCGGGCATGGTCAGCAATGTTACATTTTTTTCGGTTTTAAATTTAATACCTGTATTAAAACTTATTGTTCCGTTTGCTCTTCCAGCATAAGCGTATTTGTCACCTTTTAAAATCTTGACATGGGATGGATCAAAATTTGAAATACCGTCCCAAATAAAAGTTATATCTTCTGGAAAACTTAAATACCACCCTAATGTATTTGTTAAAGTTACTGGAAAGCAATGATAGGCATGCTTTTGCCAAGTGCTATCCATCCAGTCTCTTTTAACTGGAAGAGTCTTTATTTCTGCAAAGCCTTCTTTGGTTTTATAAGCTTTTATTATTTCCACTCATTGCACTTTCTCTTGCAGCGGCAGAATTAGTCCTTTTCATTCTAAGAAGATCAAACTCCTGATTGTGAGTGTTATCGTTGTAATCAAGCATTGTAACTATTGAATACTTAACTCCTGATTTGACTGGCATTGCTCTGTGTGAAAACAAATAAGTTGAAGGAAAAATAACTATATCTCCTGCCTCTGGAGTTATGGTTAAATTAAGTTTAGGGAAATATAATTCCCCTCCTTCATAGTCATCGTTTGGATATGAAACCAATGAAACTGTTGCTATGTAAGAAAATCCATGATCTGAATGCTCTTGGAAATGCTGGCCTTCTCCATATTTAATAAAGTTCATTGCTTCCCAGAATTGCATATCAATGTTATAAAGTTTGCAGTAATCTTTAACTGCATCTATCTGCATATCGTATGCTTTTTGCCATATTTTATTTAAATCTTTTCTGCTTTCTGGCATGTTGGGCATTTCCTGCTTTTGAATTTTAAAATCTACACAGTCTCTATATGAAGGTACTTTTACATCATATCCTACTGTTGCTTCTCGCCACTCAAAATCATCATCATATTTAGACAGTAGATCTTCTACGTCATTGATGATATTTTTATCTATTTGATTTTTATAAACCCATAGACCAGGAGATATCTCATTTTTTAAAATATCTTTACTCAAAGAACTAACTTCCTATTCTGTAAAAGATGTACCGTCCCATGACATTCCAGTTTTTACCTGCTCAATGTCTGACTCTGGTACTTCAACTGCAGAAATTCCATTAACTTCTGCTTCTTTGTATAGATTATGTCTTTTTAAAGTATATACTCTAATAACTGCTTTTACAGTGTTGTTTGAAATAAGAGCTACGGAGTATGGAGAAACTTCATTTCTTTCGACATCAAACTCTGAGAAAGAATTTCCATCCCATACTGAATCTAATTTAACTTTTTTGCTTTCGGTTACATCTTTACAGAAAAACTCAGATGCAAACAGTTCTGAAAATCTATCTATTCTATTTAGATCTTCATCTACATTTTCAACATCAATTTTATCTATAACTTTATTTAATGATAAGATCGCATAATGTTTAGTCATATTAGTACGCCCTCAAAGAAAATTGGCCGCCACCAAATGCTGGTGGAGAAAAGAAGCCAGGTGGGAAGAACGGTGGGCTGAAGAAGCCAGGTGGGAAGAACGGTGGGCTAAAGAAGCCAGGTGGAAAGAACGGTGGGCTGAAGAACACTGGCGGGAAGAACGGTGGACTGAAGAAGCCAGGTGGGAAGAACGGTGGGCTAAAGAAGCCAGGTGGGAAGAACGGTGGGCTGAAGAAGCCAGGTGGGAAGAACGGTGGGCTGAAGAAGCCAGGTGGGAAGAACGGTGGGCTAAAGAATGAAGGCGGTAGCGTCGTAACTGAGTTAGAAAATGCTGAAAATGAACTAGAGCCATTTGCATTTCTTGCTCGTACTCTGTAAGCTTGTGCAGTATTTGCTTCATTTGCAATAGTTGTGCTTCCATTTGATGCGGTTGTAACTGTTTTATTTTTTGGAGTCGCTTCGTTTGATTCAATATATATATCAATTACTGTTTTTCCACCATTTGCATTAAGTGTCCATGCAATTGTATCCAAATCTACACCAGCTGTTGCTGTTGGGGTATTTGGTGCTTGTGGAACAGTAGTTGCTGTTGCTGCTGGTGCAGCAACTGCATTTGAAGAATTGTCTAAATAGGAGTCATAAGACGAAACTGCATATGTATGTGAAGTATTTGAGCCTAAGCCAGTTATTAATGCTGTATTTGTACCATAAGCAACAGTTGCCCGTAGAACTCCAGCTTCATAAACTTTATATCCAGTAGGTGTATTTCCTGCTACTGGAGCGGACCATGAAACTGTAATTGCTCCGTCATTAAACGCTCTAGCGTTGTTTACTCCGTTTAAATAATCTGTTGCGGTTACTCCAGTTACTGGATTTGGTCCCACAAAGTTATCTTGAGCAGATGACTTTCTACCTATATGTTTTGACATTTATATATCTCCTATTTCTTTATATTAATTAAGCTTTTAGATCTCCAGCAAGTAACCAAGTATCTGTTGCAACCTTTGTTAGTGTTGCAGAAGATGATAGAGCTCTTAGTGTCTGTCCTGGTGTTGCAAGAGGTGTGACTCCGCTTGCGAAGGCAAAACTTGCTCCAGTTCCAGATGCCTGGTAGAAGCTTATTGAAGTTCCAATTGGATATGCTGTTGTTGCATTTGTTGGTACTGTAATTACCTGTGTACCTGAAATTGGTATTAACTGATCTCTCAGGGCAAGTCCGCCTGTTGACAGGTTGTATGCTGCAGAAATTGTAGTTCCAATTACAGTCAATGATGGAACTCCTGCCTTTGTTTGTGTTCCATCTGTAAATGCTATACCTGAAGCTGAAGCAGTTACTAAACCAGTTGCTGTTATTGCTGGTGCAGTTAATGTACCAGTAAATGTTGGAGAAGCTAGTGGTGACTTTAGTGCAATTGCATTTGTAACTGTTGTTGAGAACGAAGCATCATTTCCAAGTGCAGTTGCTAACTCATTAAGAGTATTAAGTGCTGCTGGTGCTGATGCAACAAGATCTGCTACTGCTGTTCCAACAAATGCTGTAGTTGCAACTTGTGTTGTAGAAGTTCCTGCTGCTGCTGTAGGAGCTGTAGGAGTTCCTGTAAGATTTGGTGAAGCAAGTGGTGCGTAAGTTGAAGCAGCTGTTGTTGAATCTAGCTTATTTGAAAGATCTGTAGTTAATCCTGAGATCTTAGACTGTGCAATTCCAGCAGTTGCATTTATATCTGCATCTGTAATTGTTCCATCAAGTATCATTCCTGTTGTTACTGTTCCTGCTGGAAGAGTTACTGTACCAGTAAATGTTGGCGAAGCAAGAGGTGCCAGTAGGCCAAGTGCTGTGTCAAGGCCTGCTATCTTTGATGTTGCAATTTCTGCTGCTGCGTTAATATCTGCATTTACAATTGCTCCATCTGCAATTTTGCCAGATGTTACTGCTCCTGCTGCTATCTTACCTTCAGTAACTGCAAGTGCTGCAATTTTATCTTCTGTAACGGCTGAATTATTAATTGAGGCAGTTACAACGGATCCTGCAAAAATCTTTGCTGATGTTACTGCATCGTCTGCAATCTCTGAAGTTCCAACCGCTCCTGCTGCTATCTTTGCTGCTGTTACTGCATCGTCTGCAATCTCTGAAGTTCCTACTGCAGATGTGGCAATATGAGTTGATCCAATTGCATCTGCTGCTATTTTAGAAGCAGTAACTGCTAGGTCTGCAATCTCTGAAGTTCCAACCGCTCCTGCTGCTATCTTTGCTGCTGTTACTGAGTCGTCAGCAAGTTTAGCTTCTGTGACTGAAACTGCTGCAATTTTTGCAGTAGTTACAGAAGAATCAAGCAAGCTTGTTGTTGCAACAGAATCTACGGCCATGGACGCTGCAACAACAGATCCAGCTGTAGGGGTTCTAGTATCAGAAAGTCTTGAATCTGATGTATAAACTAAGTTTGCTGTATTTGAAATTCCATGAACATCTGTTGTATCAATAACATGTGCTGTAAAATCTGCTGTAGCAAGTTTTGTTGCAACTGTATTATTAATACCAGTTATTGTTGCTGTCATTGCTGCTGCATAGTTTTCATTATCGCCAAGTGCATCTGATAGCTCGCTTAATGTGTCTAGCAATGCTGGTGCTGCTCCTATAAGATCTGCAAGCTCTGTTTGAACGTATGCTGTTGTTGCAATTTTAGTAGAATTATCATTAGCTGCTTGTGTTGGTGCTACAGGAGTACCATCTAAAACAACACTTGTTAAAGTTTTTCCAGTAAGTGTTTGAGCACCTGTCAAATAAACTAGATCTGCTGTATTTTGAATTCCATGAACAGAAGTTGTATCAGTTTCGTGAGCTGTTAATGCGCTGTCAACATATGACTTAAGCGCAACTACATTTGAATCTACTGTAATTGTGATAGTATTTGAACCATCATTATATGTCTTTGTAAGACCCGCACCCATTGTAAGTGCTGTATTAATTGCGTCTTGGGAAATTTCACCAATCGCTACATCTGAGTTATTTGCGTAAGCAAGGGCTGTCCATGCTGTTGAACCGTTACCAAACTTAAAGAGGTTAGTATCTGACTCAACGCCGAGCTCTCCTGCTGCCAAAGTTGGATTTGCTGAGGTCCATTGTGAAGCGGTTCCTCTTCGTACTTGAATTCTTACTGTTGCCATTTTATTACCCCTTTATATTTTATTTATACTGCTTATTATATCATTTATTACTTTAAGCTAGAGCACCTGAATCAAAAACCATTGAAACATCATTATCTGTAGAGGATGGTGATCCTCCATCGATAAACTTATTTATTCCTGTTGGAGTGACTCCATTTGCCTGTACTGTATATATTGGCTGCCCATTATAATCAATAGCTAAACCAATATCCATAAAGCTAATATCTTGTGAAGTGTCTGGGATCTCAGAATTAAGTGCAATTGGGACCCAAGCACCATTTATTTGAAGCTGTAATTTATTTGTTACTGTATCAAATCTAAGGGGTGTTTCTCCTAAAACAACATTAGACCCAAATGTGGCAGTTCCTGCGACATTGAGCCCATTCTTTACTTTAAAATTCTTATCTACTGTTGCCATTTAAGTTCACATATCCCCTAAGTTTTTGTTGGGGGATTTTTAAGGAATCCCCCCGAAACCTTTATTTAATTATTTAATTAGTATTCCAACAACAATAACTTCTGTGTTAGCGTTTGCTGGTGTTACTCTGACTCTTACATCTGATCCAGAATAATCTGCTGTTACTGCTGCTAGTTCTGTTCCGTTTGAATATGTAATTCCATATTCAGAAACTCCTACGTTATTTGCAGTATCAAGTGTTACAACCAAGTCTGAAACCTGGGTGTGAACACCATTCTTTGCTTTAACTACAAGCTTAGCGCTTCTGTAGTCTGCTGCTACCCATGAAATAGCTGTTGTTTCTGCTGCCACCGCAATGTTTCCAGTTGTTGCTGCGACCTGCTTAGCAACATCATTGTAATTAATTGCTGTAAATGATGTAGTTCCATTTTGCTGAGCAGTATTAGCTGCTGCTGCTGTTGCTTCTGCTGCTGCTTGAGCTGCGTTAGCCTTAGATGTAGCATCTGATGCGGCTGTTGAAACTGCTGTTGCTACGTTTGCTGTAGTTGCTAGAAGTGAAGTATCTGCAATTCCGTGAATGTTTGTTGTATCTGCGCTGTGTGCTGAAAGCGCTGCTGCTGCTGTTGCTTCTGCTGCTGCTTGAGCTGCGTTAGCTTTTGTAGTAGCATCTGATGCGGCTGTTGAGATAGCTGCTGCTTGAGCTGCGTTGGCTTTTGTAGTAGCATCTGATGCAGCTGTTGAAACTGCTGCCGCAATATCTGTTGTTACTTGAGCTGAGTTAGCCTTTGTTCCAAGGGCTGTTGTTATAGTTGTTGTGTAATTAGCATCATCATTGATTGCTGCTGCTAATTCATTTAATGTGTTAAGAAGTGATGGTGCGCCATCCACTAATGAATCTACTGCAGTTGAAATTGCTGTGTTACGGTTTGAAACCTCTGTTGAGATTGCAGATGAAAGCGCTGCTGCTGCTGTAGCTTCGGCTGCTGCTTGAGCGGCGTTGGCTTTTGTAGTAGCATCTGATGCTGCTGCAGACTGTGCTGCGTTGGCTTTTGTAGTAGCATCTGCTGCTGCTGCTGAGATAGCTGCTGCTTGAGCTGCGTTAGCCTTAGATGTTGCATCTGATGCTGCTGTGGCTTCTGCTGCTGCTTGAGCTGCGTTAGCTTTTGTAGTAGCATCTGCTGCTGCAGTTGATACTGAAGCTGCGTCGCCTGATACTCTAAGTGCTGCTTCTGCTGCTACCTTAGTTGTTGCATCTGTTGCTGCTGCTGTAGTTGCTGCTGACTGTGCTGCTGCTGCTGAGCCTGCTGCATCGTATGCTGCGGCTGTTGCTGCAAGTGCACGAGCATCTGTAAAATATTTGTTTGCTGCATTTTCTGCAAGATCCGCTGTGTCATGATTTGAAAGACTTGAAACTGTACCTGTTACATCACCAGTAAGGTTACCAACAAATGTAGCAGTAATTGTTCCTGCGGCAAAATTGCCTGATGCATCACGCTTAACTACAGTATTTACTGTGTTAGCTGAAGTTGCTGTACCACCAATAAGACCAACAATGTAGTCTTGGTCTGCCTGTGCCTTGGTTAATACACCAAAACCGTTAACGGTAGCTGTTCCACCCTCAACGATAAGACCATTTTTAATTCTAAAATTCTTGTTTACTGTTGCCATTGATATGACTCCCTTTTACTGCTTTTTTTATGCTTTTAATGCTGTTCTAAAATATCTTACTTTTATTGATCCTGAAACAGGTGTTACGCATAGACTTATTATACCGCTATTTTCTTCAAAAGTAACTGTAGCTAAAGATAAATCTGTGTTTGATACTATATCTGACTCTGAGATATGAACATCAGTTCCATCGTTAAGCAAGACAATTGTTGATGTGTGAGTTAAGTTTCCAACAGATTTATCAATCTGTAATGTATATCTAACTGTCTTGTATACTGTCTTTGAGAATGAATCTATAGTTGTTTTATTTTCTATACCGTCTATAGTAAGATCATTGTTTCCGTCCAAACCTAGTAGCTCTGAAGCATTTTCTGCATCTAAAGTAGATAGGTTTGCTTGAAGCTGACTTACTTTATAATCTATTGAGTTTACATCCGTTGATCCGTCTACACCCAGCTTGTTCTCAATTGCCTCAATTGCATCATTGACATTACCGTGCAGGTCTGCATGGCCTTCCATTGATTCAGTTGCGGCAGGATTTGTAAGATTATCTTTTGATGTTGGGTAGCTAGTTGCCAATTTGTCCTCCGTCCAACAGTGTTAATTCTGTGTAACTTGCGTTTGCATACGATGATGTTGGAGTACCACCGTCTAGACCAATTATAGCAGGATTAGTTTCTAATACGCCAGCATTATTGTTAATATCTTCAGAAAAGTTTATTGTTTCTTGAAGGTTAACTGTATGTACATTTCCATCATAGGAATGTGTATGCATATAGAATGGAGCGGGGTCAGTAGTGCCAGGAGTTAAGTCAACCCACACTGCACCGTTGTAAATTTTAATGTTTTTGCTTGTTACATTAAAATAAACATCTCCAGTGGATCCGCTCAACGGATCTTCTGCAAGTGTAAGAAGATTTAATAATGACTTAAACTTTTTGGCCATTTGAAATCCTTATCCTATTACAACTACTCTATATTCTCCAGATGCTGGTGCAACTGCAAACTTAATAGTTATATCTGAATCTGATGTATGCTCAACATCTGCAAGTATCTCTGCATATGGTGCTGCAACTTCGTAGATAGAAATAACTATGTCTTTTGTTCCTAAATTGTGGGTTACTGTATAAGATGTTGCTGAAGTATTTAGCGTAGTCTTATATTTTCTTGTTATCTCATGATAATTTGTGCCATCATTTGTTAATGTCCATTGGTCTGCCGTTTCGTTCCACAAAAGCTCTACATCTGCAGAGGTTCCACGGTTTACCTTAAGGCCAGCATCTGCTAATGGGGCTCCTGTTACGTTTGTGTTAAGAACTACTTTATTATCAACAATATTAACTTCTGTTGTGCTTATTGAGTTAATAGATCCTTGAACATCAAGGTTTCCACCAATGCTTAAGTTACCAGTAATTGATACATCATCTGGCAATCCAATAGTTACTGCTGCGGATTCTGATCCAGAGCCTGATACTGTAATTTCTCCAGATGTTCCTGCAATTGTTGAAACATAGCTTCCAGTTGTATCAGTTCCGAGGGCAACTGAGTTTGGCTCAATTGTAGTTGATATTGTAACATCACCCAAATTGGTCATTGTTGCAGAACCAGTTACATCTCCTGAAAGTGTAATTACTGGATCTGGAATACTTGTTTCGGCTGCAGATGTTAGTCTACCTTGTGCGTCAACTGTAAATGAAGGTATAGATGAAGATGAACCGTAAGATCCAGCGGTTACTGATGTATCGTTTAACTTTAATGTTGTTGTTCCTGCTGCATCGTTATAGGTAGCTGTAAGAGCGGTACCGCCTAATACGGATGAGCCAATGATGTCTTGAATAACTTCTGTAGAGCCAGATGCGGGTGTCCACTCTGTTCCATTATAGAAGTAAAGAATATTTGTGCCAGTATTGTAGTATATTTGACCAGATACTGGATTTGAAGGCGCTGCGCCTAAGTTTTGAATTCTAGCATTGAGCAACTCATTCTTGTTGAGATCAACGCTAACTAAAAATTTTCTTGCCATTTGCTATCTCCTTATGACAGGTATGCTGTCCCTGAAAATGGTTGAGCCATAGTCAGTGTTATTTGATTAGTACTATTGTAGTCTATTCCAGTTTCCAAAATATCGCCTGCACTAGACTTAACTGTTACGTTTGGTTGATATCCTAGTCCATGATTAATAACAACAGAATACACTCCAGATAAAGGACCAGTAACTTGGGTTAATTCCCAAGGATACGCTAGTGTATTATTTGTTAAAAATATTTTGCTTGCTCCTGACCAATTTAAATCAGAAAGCTTTGGTCCGTGAAATGCAGCTGAAAGCATATCAAAGTAAAAATCTCCAGTAAGACCCAAATTTGCTGCTGGGTCTCCATTTCCATTTAGAATGGTTCTTCCTCTTGGTCCTTGTGGACCTGGAGAAGAAATTACTACTTTATTTATTTGCTCTCGAACAACTACGGATTCAGTCATTAAATAGTTACCGATCTATTTAGGGTCATAAACCCTTCAAGGAGCTTTATTTTATTCCCATTAGAATCTACAACCATAACATCATAAGATGATTTCGGATAAAAGATTTTACTTGTTTGTGTTGGTGTCATTCTTACAGTTAATTTACCATTAGGTCCATCAATTGTAATTCCGCCAGATGGTGATGTTAGTGTAACGGCTAATTTGCTGCCGCCTTTTGTATCACGCACCTGCATCTTTGCAGATGCACCAGTAAGATCAATCGCATTGTCATTTTCGTCTTTATATTCTACTATAAAACTAAATGTTGCATTTTGATCTACTTCGAAATTCTTTTGTCCTGCCATTTGCCATAGTCTCCTAAATAGGAATACTCCTGTACTAATTTTAGCACAGGAGTATTTCTAATTGACTATTTTTTGTTTACTTGTTGGTAAACCCAAATGATGGTTCATTAGGGTTGAGTGCTTTCAAAATTACGGGTGCTGTGGCAGCAAATCCGCCAAGTAGTAGGTCTCTTGGGCTGGTGTTGCCTGTCATATATAGAGCAATTGCCGCTCCTAGAAAATGACGTCCATAACTTGCTAGTGCTGCTAGAATCTTCTCTTGCATTGTAACCTTTCCATCTCCATTAAGATCTTCTTTAGCTTTTGCCATTTTTGATCCTCCTTATTTCTAGGCGGGAAGCCTAGGAATTTTGAGCCTTAGCTCAATTCTATAATTGTACCACTATGCGCTAATATCTACCAATTCACAATTGCCATCAGAGCTACAGGCAAGTGTTGCATTTGTAGATGTTCCGTCTTCTGTTTCATAAAAAGATAAATCTTCCCAACGAATGCTTTTTGGCATTTTTGCAACAAGGCTCTGGTACTCTTCTTTTGTTACTTCTTGATACGGTGCCTGCTTATATGAATGATCTGAGTGTGGCAAGAATGAAATTCCAGAAACTTCATCAAAATTTTTGTATACCCAAGCCCCAACTTCCATCCATTCATCTTCTTTTACTGAAACAGTAATAGAAGGCTTATGCTCACACCATGCACGTTGATAAACTAGCCAAATGTTTAAATGCTCAATAGCTGTCAAATCATTTCTAACAATTGCACCCTCTGGAGCTTTTACTGGAAAAGAAAAAACATATGTTTCGTTTGGCTTCATCACATCATCTTCTACTGGTATGCCAACTTCTTTAAGAAAAACAGAAATTGGATCTCCTTTTGAGCCACGAACGGTTCTTATATAGTAAGGAGAATGCCAAGCATGCATACCTGAAGATACTCCAACTAATTGAGATACCGTTCCAGATGGTTTTACACAGGTAATAGCTGCCGACTCAGGAATGCCAATCTTTCCAGCTTCGCTTTTATTTGTTTCTCTTGCAGACTCTTTAAGGCTCATTAAAAATGCTTCAAGCGAAACCAAATCTTCTTTTCCAGACATTAGCTTATGACCAAACTGCCCAGTAAGAGAAACACCAAGTAAGCGTTCTTCTTCTGTATTATCTTTCCAAATTTTACGAATATACTTAAAGTCAGTAAGAGTAGATTGCCATGTTCCAAGAATTGTAGCCAGCTCAACTTTGCGCTCAATTTCTTTTTTTGTGTCGTGTTCACGCAAAACTACTTCTGAAAGATTGCAGAACTGATACGGCCTAAGAATAATTTCTGAGCATGGGTTAGTTCCGTAATGAATTTCTGGATCTCTGCGTCCATACTTTGCTGCTTGTGCTTGAGCTGCTGCAACATTATAGATTCCACGCTCTCCTGATTTTGAATCGTACAATGATTTCCATTCTGCAATGAATTGCTCCATATCTGGTTTTCTAGAATAAGCAACGGAGTTATTTGATAATGCACGTTGTGGGTTTTGCTCCCACCAGTTACCTGATTTAGCCTGTGCCATTTCAATATCATTAATATTTGAAAGAGAAATCATTGCTGATCTACGTACTCCTCCTACTACAACAACTTCACCAATCTTGCACATAATGTCGTGACATTCAATGGGCTTAAGGTTTCTTCCTGTAGCATTCTTAAATTTTGCAATTGTAAAATCAAACAAATTAATAAGGGGCTGCGGTCCAGACGAACGTCCACCCATCGTCTTAAGCCTTGCGCCTGCGGGACGAACTTTAGAAACATCTATTGCTGGAATTTGACCCGACCATAGTAGCGCTAACAACTCACGGTATGCTTTTGCCCAGCCTTGCTTTGAATCTTCAACCGTAATTACAGTAGTTGACTTTTCTAAAGATTCTGGGACGGAAGGAAGCTTATTGATGTACTTATACTCAACAGAAAAACCTACGCCAGTGCCACACATAAGAATATACATTGTTTCATCAAACGAACGTGGTGAATCAACTGGAAGAAAAGCACAATTGTACCCCGCTACATTATCTCTTTCTAGAGCTGCTCCTGAAGTCATTACGGAACGCATAGAGGGCATGACATTTCTTTGGAATACACCGTCTTTTAATTCCGCAACAAGCTTTTCAGATGGAATGTAATTGTAATTTGTTTCTAAGTGCTTCAGCATAAAGTTAAAATATCGATCTACTGTCTCACCCCACGTTTCACGACGGCTCTCTTCTGGAATCCATCTGGCGTAACGAGATAACGCAATAAAATTTTCGTATGGGTTTTCAATAGTCTTGGACATTAATAGTACCTTTTTCTCCGCCTAGCGGTTTAATTTAATTTAAGTAGAGTCTTATTCTACCAAACTTTTTTAAGAAAGTGAAGAGTTTATTAATAAAACAATTAAAAACAAGCTTATTATTAGTTAACTAAAATAAAATATTGCACTAATCTAGGTTGACATATTAATACTCACAATGGTATTCTTATAGTTCGTTATCTCTATTGGAGGAAATGCCTATGGAGAATATAAAAGAAAAACTTAGCGATGTTTTACATCACTATGTTGCAATAACAGTAGCTATATTGTTTTTATTTACTGGTCAACCAGAAATGATTCAATCAGCATCTGCTCTGGTTGCAAAACCAGATGTAAAAACCGAAGCACAACTTAACAAGGAAACGCTGAAGCAATTCAGTAATACTGTGTGGAAACCATCCGAATCTTTAACAGATAAAGAATTGGTTGAACTTCTCAAGGCTGTAGGCTTTGAGGGTAGCGCCCTTAAAATGGCGTGGGCTGTAGCTAAAAAGGAGTCTAACGGACGCCCAATGGCTTATAACGGCAACAGGAAAACTGGAGACAGTTCTTACGGAATTTTTCAAATCAACATGCTAGGAAACCTAGGTGATGATCGTAAAGAAAAATTCAAACTGGACAGTAACTATTCGTTATTTGATCCAGCAATCAACGCAGAGATAACGTATTATATGACCAATGGCGGTCAAGATTGGTCGTCATGGAAAGGTTTAACCACTAAGACAAAAGAGTGGCTAAACAAATTTCCATCTAAAAATTAGAAAGGAGTTAATATTAAGGTACAACTAGTATCTAAGTATTTAACTCTTGCAAGAGAAGGCCTTGTTGCGTCAATGGATTGTCCATTATGCCAAGGCTTTCTCTTTGCCAATACAGATACCGAAGATAGTATATACTTGTATTGTTTGGCCTGTAATTATAAAAAGCAAATTGGCTTGGCCCTTTATGACAGAATGGAAAAAGAAGTTAATGAAAAAAGTTGATTTAGACCAGGATTTAGTTAGAGCAGTTTCAAGGAATATACCGTGTATACATATGAATACAGATTTCTTGGCAGCTAATGCAATATCAGTATTTCTTAAGTATTTAAATCACCATCTTGAAAGTGGTAGCACTTTGCAAGAAGCTATAGATGGAATTAAAACAAAAGATGTCGAATGAGGCGGGTTCTGAAAAAAGCGATGCTCTTGAAGACAATTTGCCACTAGTAAACTACATAATGTCTCACAGGATATACGACATTATGGTTTTAATTGCTAATATGCTGGCAAAATCCGAAGAAGATGTACAAAAAATAGAAAAAATGATAGAATATCATAAAGATGGGTTCCTCCTTGGGCCTAATCCAGCGTATAATAACTTGAAGGAAGAAAATGAATAAAGAATCAGCAATAAAACTAATGCTTGAAAAGTTTCTTGAAGGAAACAGATACCTTGGTAAAGGTTCTGGAATGCCAGAAGAAGAGGTTGAAGCTAAAATTTCTGAAGGCTTAGTTGCAATGGAATATCTTCTATCAGAAGTATATGATGAGATGTTAGCAAATAATTTGCTTAAGTAATAAAAAGCCCCAGAAATGGGGTTTTTTTATTATAAGTGGTATAATTAATAAATGGCAAGAGATCATTTTAAACAGGTTATGGCTCGTCCTTATTTTGCTGATTTTAATAACAACAATAAACACGAGTGCAAATCTTGGCTGTGCAAATTTGAAAATTTTTTAGATAAATTTTTTAGGAGGAAATAATGTTTTACGATAAACCAGAATGCAAAACAATTGTTACAACAATTGATGATTATGGAACAAAGACTGGGGTTTTTGTTTTTAAAAATATTATACCTAAAGAAATTTTAAATTCAGTTAAAGACCAGCTTGAAAAAGAGTCTGAAATTACAACCAAGTACGAAGAAACATTAATTGATTGGTATGCTGATAAAACAACTGGAGCAATTGATGGAATAATAGATATTTGGGAATTTATATCTGAATTAATTTTTCCAGAATATGTTATTCACCCATCTAGAAATTTCTTAAAAGTAAAACCTGGAGATAACGGAATGTTTATTCATTCTGATTCACCAGGTAAGCATTCTTGTCATCTCTTATCTCAGCCAGATGTTTTTCAAACATGTTGCATAATTGACTACGGTCTAGTTGCGTACTTTGGAAAGTTTGAAGGCGGAGCAATATTTTATCCAAACATAAATCCCGATGGAACAAAGAAAACAACGAACTTTGATGGACCATGCTTAGAGTATCAGCCAGAAGAAGGAGATGTAGTAATACACGGAGCATTTTCTGATTACGCACACGGTGTTAGAGAAGTTACTTCTGGGACAAGATACGCCTACTCTAATTTTGTTTTAAAAGCTGAAGATAATCCTGGAACATTTTATAATTACAAAAGTGATGAGTACTTTGAGCAAATTGGAGATAAATCTTCTAAGTTTGAGGTTGAATGGATGAAGCCATTAATAGAAAATCCTCAGTTTACAAAAGAAAAAATTAAAGAGATGCAAGACTCTGGATTAAAAGGATTAGATTTGGCAGAAGCATTTTTTGCAGATATGGCAGAAGAAGAAGCACTTAAAGCTTCTTTAAAAAATTAATTTCCGCCCCAATTTCCTTTAACACTAGCAAACGGCTTTAGCCTTTCATTAAAAATTGGTTCTTGATCAGACCTATAAAAAAATATAGGATTGTTTTCTATATTTTTTTCATTTGTACATTGAATGTAATAATCATTATCTTCTATAAATTTTGCGTACATTAAATCTGGTATGTATTTAATAGAACTAAGACTTGACTGATAAGACCATCTTTTCCCAGACAATATTTTTTTTACAGAATGAACAACTTCTACATTATGAAGAATCATGTCTCCAGTTTTAGGCTTGTATGTAATGCCATACTCTGGATAATGAATTTCCCCACCCTCAAAGTCTTCTGAAAAATAAATTATAAACGACATGTGGCCAAGGGTTACTTTTGTATAGTTTTTTAGTGGTTTTAGAACAGCTGCATTGTGGTAATCTACAAAAAAATTATATATATCTACGTGAGGAGAAAATGTATAATTAGAATTATTATTTTTATCTAACTGTCGACACAAAAGCTTATCCCAGGGGCCGCCTAAATTGTTTTCAGAAATATTACTTTGAGATTCGTAGTTAAATTCTTCATGCAATCTTTGTCTATATCTATCTAAAGATTTAGATGTAAATTCAGAATCGTGTGATTCTGAATCTTGGCAAGCTTCATTTATTAAATCTATACATTCTTGCTTAGATAAAAAGTTTCTATATATATAGACCTCATCTGAAAGCTTTTCAAATTTTTTGCTTGAAAGAAGCTTTAAATTTAATTCTAGTATTTCAGGATTAGCATTAACCATTATATAAACTATCTACTAAAAAAGTGCGGCGAAAAGTGAGCCGAAAAATAGAGACTCTAATATTAAGTATTAACATATTTACCCATGTGAGTAAAATCGTGTGGAAGCTTTTCATTTAAACATTCAGAGCATAGCAACTTAATGCTTTCTAATTGTGCTCCACCTCTTATAGAACAAAATCTAGATTCGCATATATGAGGATCATTTAAATCCTTAGCGCTTTCTAGTTTAATAGTTAGCTTCACGTATGCATCTTCATCGCAGTATTCGCATTTGCCTTCTTCATAGTTTAACCCAGTTAGTATGCTGTATTTACTCATCCGCAATAATCTTCCTTATCATCTCAATGTAAGCTAAGGTTTCTTCCTCAGTAGGCCCTTTTATATATTCTTCCACTGGTATGCCAGCCCACATTATAAAAAGGAGGGCGGAAAGAGGAACATCATAAGCTATCATTTTACTATTATACTCCACATACAAACTAGATGTATCTTTTGTTAGATAAATCACTTTTAATACCTTCTAAAAGCATTTCCTTTTGATTATCAGTGCTAAAATTATAATCTGTATTTAAGGGAAGGGTCATAAATATAAGCGATCCTCTTTTGGTCAAAGGAATGGTTTGATGAAGAGTCATTCCTCTCATATATAGCATATCACCTGGTTCTAAGACAACTTTATTTTCTTTTTGATCCACATCATTTGGGTCAACTAAAGTCCATTCTACTTGACCAAAACAATTTATGTGAACAACATCTGCACTATCATTGTGAAGACCAGCATGTATTGTATTTATCGACTTTTCTCCAGTTTGCATGAGACTAAGATAATAAGTGTCTATATTCCCGTAAAGTTTAGATAAATCTTTTACTATAATCTTCCATTCAGGAAAGTAATTAAGGTGATCTGCCTCTATTGTCTGTCTTGGGCTTCTAAAACAGTTTTTATCCCAATCTGAAATCTGTTCGTCATATACACTATTGCAATACTCTATAAACATTTCTGGCGTTATTTCTGAATCAAGGCAATTTTTTAAAACAGAAAACGGGAGATCCTTAAGTTTTGATTCAAGTATATGGGTTACTATTCTGCTAGTCATGTAAGTATTATACTCTCTATTAAGTGAGAAACCAAGTAGGCCTATTGGGATTTGAACCCAAAGTCGATTGCATATAAGACAATTGCTTTAACCAGATTAAGCTATAGGCCCTTATATTAGCCTATTATCTGATATATAATACCAAGGATGAAAGTCATTACAGTTACTATGGCTACTGCAATAATTAACTTCATCTTTCTATCCCGCCTTTTCTTATGTATTTTTTTCTTTGTTTTTAATGATTTATCTGGGGATATTAGATTTTAGGAAAGCCCCCCTACCCCCCAAATTTTTTCTTTTTGGAAAGATAGAGAAAGCAGTTCCTGAACATATATCCACAGATGTCATCTGGTACATATTGAGTTTCAGGGTAAGCCCCCCACAAAGCAAACTAAGTGTAGCATTTGTTATTTTACAAAGTCAATGGATTTTAAAAGATATTCTAGTCGACTGCTTTATTAATAAACTTATTGTAAGATGTTTTGTTTATTTGCAAAATTTCATAATCTATAAATTCATCTTTAAATAAAATTTTATTTTTATTAGATTCATTTTCCCAAAGTGATCCTTTAAGTGGTGTTGCATCATATTGATATATAAAATTTTGTGCTACTAGTTTAGGGTTTTTGTTTATTGCATAATCCCATGCAGAGCAGTCTACTGATAAAAGTATAGATCCATGAATACCATCAATATCATAATCATGTAGTTTTTTAAACATAGCAAATCTTGCTTTGACTTCATCTAAAACATATTTAATTGGCTTTGCCCTTTTTATTGCAGCAAAAGAAGAATTTGGTAGATAAATTTTTTTATTGCCATTTCTTTCCAAAATATACTCTACAAAATCATAGCAGCCTTGACAATAAACCCTTTTGCCATCTTCCGATCCTTTATATACCAACATAGAAGTTGTAGGGCTATTTGGCGTACCGTATCCCCATTTTCCTAGATCTGGCATTATAAATGTTTCGTTTAGCTTATTGGTAATATTGTATTTAATTATGTCTAAGGGCAATCGAGCTACGGTATCTAGATCTACATATACCCCACCATGATTGTATATAACAATATACCTCCAAAGATCTGCTAAAAATGCTCCCCAAAGTTTAGATGAAAGCTCAGATAGATCTTTATCTCCAAAATCATTTATCTGGCTAATCTTTTCTTTTTGATTGGAGTATCTGTATTCCCATTCTGGGTTAACCTGTTTCCAGGTTTCTACGTTTATATTAAAGGGATATTGTAAATTTTCAAAATCTTCTTTTCCAGTTTGCCATATAATTTTTGGAATATCTACGCCAAATCCAAAGAATGGTAATTCTGAATCAATCAATGCTTTGCCTTACTTGTCAATTGTGCTAATTTTTTTTACATGTATCTCGCAAAGGTTATATTTAACACCTTTGCTGTTGATCATACTTGTATATGCGTATTTATCGCAAAATGAACATGTCATATCTCTATTGTACCACCGCCTTATATTCTAGTCGACTGTTTTTTAGGATTTAAGAAAATGTTAATATATTTTTTACATGTATGATACACACCCTGGACAAAACGGACATTTTGGATAGTGCGCCCATTATTCTTTTGGGCTTGAGCGTGAGTGTGATGAGCATCACAAAGATTTTTTTGCGACACGCCCGAGATGTGCCTCAATTTGTCAGTCCCCCATGCTATGCTTAAGGTATAACAAACAAACGAAAGGTACTCATCTAATGAATACACTAAATAGAATAAAGGCAGAGCAAGACCTTGCTCGCCACATAGCGCATGAAAAGGCTATGGCTAAGTCACCTTGGATAAGGGAGAGCGTACAGGCTTTCCGCAACGCTACACCTGAGCAATTAGCACAGGTCGAGGCTATTCGCCTCAAGCGAGGTATGTGACACAACTCACACCCCACAGGGTGCGTGTCGGCTTGATAATGTCAGCCCAATAGGCTACAATTCCATTATAACCAACAAACGAAAGAAGAACAGTAAATGACAATAACATACACAATTTGGGACGGCTCACAATTCCTCGGATTTCAAACCGCTAATAGCGTAGATGAGATGACTAAGACAGTTAAAGATTTACAAAAGATTTCTAAAAATGTAGTAGCACACTTGCGAAAGGTAGAAACTAACTAATGACACTAGATGAATACAAGCAAATGGTGGAGGCGCAACGCCTCGCCTCTCTAGCCATAGCACTAGAGGCACTTACTAAATCAGAGGCTATTGCTAAGGAGATGAATAAGTAATGTCATACGCATACTCATACGAGAATAACAGCGTATCTAAATGGGATACTATCCAAGAAGATGTCGCAGACGCATACACATACCTTGATGAGGTAGATGAGGAACAACCTCCACTAGATGAGTTTAATGATGAAGATACAGACGAACTAGCAAAACTATACGCACTATCATGGGAGAATTAATAATGACTATCGAACTAAATGAATACGGCTTAATGCTTGACTTAGGGGACTTCCTCTATCTATCCCTATCATGGGCTTTCCTTATCTTGTCTGCCCTTGTTTTTATCGGTTATAAGGTTTATAAGAGAATACAGGCGCATAGATGGGCATCTCTAATTAACAATGAAATGGATAAATTACCTAATGATGAGTGGGGTGTCTAATGAATAGACTACTAACTACACTAGTGCAGTTATCTATTGCTATCCCCGCCCTTATTATGGGGCGCATAGTAGTGCGTGAGTGGATAGATGAATGGCAACACATAAAGTCGGAAAGATCACACTAGCCTAACGGCGTGTCGGCTTGACAATGTCAAGCTGGCCCGCAAAAGAGCGGGGTTATCCACAGGGTTACGGGCATCTGTGGAAAACCCCAGAATTTATGTGATAATTATCACATAGGCTGAGCGTCTCACATCTTGGAATTACTGGCTAGTAGGTAGATAAATGTCAGACCCCCGTGGTAAAATACTACCATAACGAAAAAGAAAGGTGGTCTCAAATGACTACACTAACAAATACACATACACACACTCCACACATGGAGAGCGTATCTACTACCTATGGCATGGGCGTAGATGTCGAATACACTTTCTGCGAAACATGCGAGCAGAACATAGATAGAGTTTATTTCTATGATGACTATGACCGCTTACCATTTTACACCGATTGGAGTTTAACTAAATGAGTATTTTAATTTCATCAGAGGTTTTAGAGAATAGAGAGTTATCTAACTCTAATCCATACATGTACCAAAAGGCAAATACTTATTTGCTATCATGCACAATTTGTTCGAATAACTATTTAGAGATTTTTGCAAAAGATGCAGACTTTACTAAATTCACATGTGAGGAGTGTTGGTAATCATGCCAGTTTATGAGTTTAATGCTTTTATAAATGTCGAGGCTGAATCCTATGATGAGGCTATTGATACATTTCAATTTCAATTAAAATACGGAATAAATAAAAATAATGTTTATGTTGCCGACATAAGAGATTTGGAGTTAAGCGAATGAAATCACAATTCGAAAAAGATTTAGAAATTAAAGAAAGTTTTATTGATTTACTAAATGATGTTTATCCTACTGTAAAAATTGGTTATTCAACTTTTACACCCGCCGAAATTTTGGAATGTTGCGACCCTGTTGCTTTTGCGATTGGATTAGTTGAACATGAGGATTATCTAGCAGAAATGGAAAACGAATAATGGATTTTTTTGGATTTGAAAAAGCAATTGAAATTGATCATCTTACCGATGAGCAAATCTTAAAGCTTGAAGAAATTTTTAAGGATTTCGAATAAGCAACGGCGTGTCTACTTGACAAAAGTTGATGCGCCCGCAAAAGAGCGGGGTTATCCACAGGCTTACGGGACTTATCCACAACCCCCTGGAATTTACGACACGCCCGAGATTTTGTGATTTTTATCACATGAGTTGAGCGTCTCAAAATGTGGAATTACTCGCTAGTAATTAGATTATGTCAGTGGGTTCGTGTATAATTCCATACATAACAACAACGAAAGGCGGACTCAAATGTCAGCAAATGTCTATACTATCGAAAGCCTACTTGTAGGAAAAATGTATCGCTCAAATTCTCTTACTGGAGAAATTATCTCAGCAGAAAAAAATGATAGTGTCTGGTATGCAAATGCAGATACTTACAAAGTGCAGGTACGCCCAATTTATTCTGCACCGCTAAATCTAAAAGATACTTACCGCTATTTAGCCGTAAAAACTTCCGATTAAATAAAATCGAAACAGGGGCAGTTTAGAGGGAGTCCTCGCCCAATGTCGTAAGTAAGAACCCTCGCAAAATTTGTCAGTGCTAACTGATACAATAACTAAATAAACAAACGAAAGGAAAACTATGTTAAACATAATCGACAAAACCGATTTCTATGAAATCGCAGACGAGCAACATTTTTGTTGTGATGAAAGTCAATTTAAGTATTACTGTATCGAACACCTAGAATTTATGGGTTGCTACTTTTGCGGATTTGACTATGACAAAGATTGCGAGGAACAACACTAATGATTAACTCAGTATTAACAATAGATTGCCAAGATTGCCACGGACACGGAGTAATCTTTTTTGGTAATGATAATGATTTTGATTGCGAGCCTTGCGCTTGCGTAGATGACGGCTCACTATTTTGGAACGGAGAAAATGACTAATGTATAAATTAACTTGTGCTTATGACGGACACGCTCCTCATTGGTCAGCAGAATACGAAAGCGAATTTGGTGCTTGGGAAAACTTTTTCTTATTCACCGATTGGGGATTTGCTAACGAATACTCAACTGTAAATATTTACACGCCAACAGGCAAATGCTATACAAAAGTTTTCTACAGAACAGGAATGGTATCAGTTAAATGATGACACGAAAAGATTATGTCGCAGTAGCAGAAATTTTAAAGTTCGCAAGCGATAAAGCACACCCAGCACTATTTTCTAAAATGGTAAATGATTTTGCGGAAATGTTCGCAAAAGATAATGAACGATTTGATGTAAATAGATTTCATGAAGCGAGTGGGTATCATGTCCCAAAATTCACTTCGAGATAAAGTAAAGCGAATTCAGGAATTGCGTCGCAGTAATGCGGCGCAACCTGTTCGCAATAAGAAAAAATATTTTAGAAAGATCAAACATAAAAATAAATATGCAGAGTAATGCATAGCTATGCAGGCCCGCAATACTGCGGGGTTATCCACAGGCTTACGGCAGTTATCCACAACCCCCTGGAATTTGTGAGATTAATCACAAAATAAATTAGATAAAGCTTGGGCGTGTTGCACAATTTGTCAGTGGGATAGGCTATAATACTCTTATACCAACAACGAAAGGCAATAAATGACTAAAGTAGAACACTCTCTCCGATTTGTAACTGAGTTTGATGAGGAACATCCAATAGCAAAGCAATTTTTACAATTAGACGAAGGCTCACAGATTTTAATTCTTGAGTCTATGCTAAAGGATTTAATTGCGCCTGCTCTTAAGACAACACTTGATAAAATAAATGAGCGTGGTTCCTACGCAATTCTTAAGGTGGCAGAATAATGGGATACAATACAGCATTAGATTTAACTGAATTAGATTTAGAGGTAGCACTAGGTTATCACTTACAGGGTAATCATTACCCACCCGTTCCGCTTTCTATGGTGCAACCTTGCATTGATGCTATTGATGCCTACTATGATGAGGATTATAATAAGTTGATCGAAATGCCTGAAGGCGTATCTTATAAGGGTGACTCTCATGCGCCCGCGTGGGCTATTATCGAACAGCACCACTTAGACGCTTGGCTACCTGAAAGTGACTAAGGTCACACAATAACTTTCTCAAATAATGAGATAGGGCTAGACTAATGTCAGACCCCAATGCTATACTACAACCCTAACAAAGAAAAGAGGCAATAAATGACAGTAAATGGATACACTTACAAGGTTGGCGATTTATTCACCACCCTAAAGTCAAAAAAGACAGGTGTGATTAAGGAAATCCACCCACAAACATCTGGCTCGGTGCGTGTGCTACTAGAACTCCCAACGAAAGAAACTCGCTGGACTTCAGTATCTGCTCAAACACTACTAGGCGTATAATCTAAAGGCAGGGGGGTCGCAGAAATGTCAGACCTCCCTGCTATAATTACTCAACCAAACCAACCAACAACGAAAGAAGGAAACAAATGGCACGACAGAAAGCAATTAGCGTAAAGATAGCAACACCAAAGGTAATCAAGGCACTAGAAACTCGCTTGACAAAGTTAAATGCCGATTACGCATCACAAGAAGCCAACGAAGCAAAGCACGAAAAGGCTTTAGAAAAGTGGCGCAAAGAAGTAGCAAAGTTTGCTATGGCTAATTTTGCTAAGGCAGAAAACCTACGCACAAACTATCGTCAATGGAACAAGACACTTAATGTTGATTTTGATTTAACAGTTAATGAGTCAGACTTTCCTAAAGAGCCTGAGAAGGACTACGAAGTTCTCCACCGCCACTCATACAATGAGATAAAAGAGGAATTGGAAAACGCAATTCGTATTCTAAAGATGACAGATGAGGAAACAGTAAGCACAAGCACTTACAATGCTATTGCTCGTTATCTGTAAATAAAATCGTTCTCGCATAACGATAAATTGCGAACGACCTGAGTAAGTCGCCAAACTGCTCTCCCTTCGGGGACAACTACTAACAAAGGTAATAAAATGAAAAATAGATTTCGTGTAGAAATTTATGATGAAAACAAGTTAAATGATTTAACAATCTATTCTGAGCAAGGTGTTGATAAAGAGTACTTAACTGAATTAGTATTTTCTAATCGACGTAACTTCTTTGGTAATGTTCGTGCTTATGTCTATGATACTTTAAAGAAGACTAAAACGACTGCTCTTTACCTCCCGTCCGAAGTTGTAAACTTTAACCGCAAGAATCAATTGACTAGGGATGAGTTAGGTCTGTAAAGATCTAACACTGGCTGCATATGTGCAGCTGGCCCGCAAAGCTAAGGGGTTATCCACAGGGTTACGACCACTTGTGGATAACCCTGGAATTTTGTGAGATTAATCACATGGATCAATTCGGACATATTGTAACTAATCATAGACAATGTCAGTGGCATCTGTTATACTTACAACTAATCAAACAAACGAAAGGTAAAAAATGGCTCATAATCTAGAAATGGAAAATGGCGAAGTTGCATTCGCACTTCGTGGCGCACCTGCATGGCACAACCTTGCAAATCGCATCTTTACACAAGATGAAGATGTTACAACTCAAATGATGTTAGATGAGGCAAAACTTTCCAATTGGAATGTTCGCTTGTCTCCACTAACTGACCATATCTCAGATACATGGAATGATGTATCTAATGCTCAATTGGTTATTCGTGATAACCCATTCAACAATGGCACTGATGTGCTTGCAACTGTTGGAAAGCGTTACAAGCCTGTGCAGAATGAGGAACTATTCGCATTCGCTGATGCAATTCATGATGCTAATGCTGATTGCCGTTGGGAATCTGCTGGCTCACTTCGTAGCGGTAAGGTTGTATTCGGTACAGTGGATATTCCTCGCACAATGGTGCTTGACCCACAAGGCGCAAATGATGCAACTAAGTTGTATCTAATTGTTTGGACATCTCATGACGGGTCAGTTGCTGTTCAGGCTGCTGTTACTCCTGTTCGTGTTGTATGCCAAAACACTCTTAACCTTGCAATGAAGAATGCTAAGCAATCTTTCAAGATTCGCCACACGCAATCTGTTGAAGGTCGCATCCAAGTTGCTCGTGAAACTCTTGGGCTTGCTCTTGGTTACTTTGATGAATTTGAGAAAGAGGCTCAGGCTCTTTATTCTCAATCAATCACTGATGCTGAATTCTCAAAGTTGATTCAGACAATTTATCCTAAGCCAGATAAGGATGCTGCTAAAGTTGCATTGACTAAGTGGGAAAACAAAGTCGTGCTCCTTGATGAGTTGTACCATAACTCACCAACCAATGCTAATATCAAGGGAACAAAGTGGGGCGCATTCAACGCACTTACTGAACGCCTTGATTACTATCGTTCAGGTCGTGGCAATTCTGAAACACTTATGGCGGGTGCATCAGGCTTTGACCCAATTCTAACCGCAGAAAAAAATAAAATTAAAAAATTAGTTTCTGCGTTCTAAATAAATAAATTCCTGAGCATGAATAAAAACTGCTCACAATTTTTTCCAGGTCCATTAGCTCAGTTGGTTAGAGCGCTACCCTGTCACGGTAGAGGTCGACGGTTCAAGTCCGTTATGGATCGCCAAGCGCCCTCAATGCTAAGGGGGCAAAAAGTGTGTTACGACTCACATTTAAATTCCCTGGAAATCCTTGATAATGTCAGTGGGACCTGGTACAATTCTCTTTATGACCAACGAACTAGTATCAAGTAAGTACACCTTTGTCTGTGACCCAGATGAATGCGATTCATTAATAGAACTAACATCATCTGACGGGTTTGGATTCCCATCAGGTGTGACAGAACTCACATGCCCTTGCGGACGTAAGACTACCTTATTGTCAGTGGAGCATGCTACAATTACACCAACAACAACGAAAGAGGAGCAAATGGAAACAACAGTATCACCTGCAGTAGAATATAACCCTGACCTATTGGTTACCTATAAGATTGTAAGCAATTACTCTGACCCTGAATATGCAACCGACAAGGTTCGCAACATTGAATGGGAACTACATAACTCACGGACTAACTCTAAAATTGCTTCAGTCTTAACAAATAAGATTGCTTCAGTTAAAGATATTATTGTTGAAGCCTATAGCGATTCAGATGACCAAGAAACACTTCGTTTAATTGCCGAAGCCCTTGAGATTGAGTTAACTAGAGAAGTTGAGTGGTCTGCAACAATTGAAGTTAGCGGAACTATTCAGTTAGATTTACTTGCTGATTCAGATACAGATGTAGAACAAGAAATCTACGACAATCTTTATGTTGATTCACAAAATGGCAACATTGAAATTGTTGACACTGAGGTATGTAATGTAAGGGAGAACTAATGTACTTTGAACTTACCGCTCCTGATATGCTCTCTATGCAGAGAGCGTATTGGGATGCAGAGATAACGGGACTTGACCCACAAGCAATGTCTGCGTTGACATTCAACATCGGAACTGGTAGTATTGAGAAAGTAAGTAGGCTTAGAGATAAGTACAACTTAACTGAATCTTATGTATCAGACCACGAAACCACAGGTTATTAAGGAGAGATTATGTCAGAGTATAAAGATGGTTGGGCAGATGGTTACAAGTTTGCTCGTGATGAAATCATGGAAAAGTTATCAGAGATTGATATTAATGATATCGATTCTTGGATTCTTGACCGTCTATCTGAGATGATCGAAGGTGGCAAACTGTGATGGCTGAATGGCTTAAGTGTGACCAGTGTGCAGCTCAGGCTATGTGGGAAGCAAAGAAAGATTCATTTTCTCTTTACTTCTGCGGCCACCATAAAAATAAACAGGGCGAGTCTCTTGTGGACTGGGCCCATGAAATGGTACAATTACTCAACTACGAGGAAAATCAACTACTAACGAAAGCAGAATAAAATGGGAGACAGAGCAAACTTTGGATTCAGAGATTCCAAGGAAAATGTAGTATTTCTATATGGACACTGGGCTGGACATAATATGCTAGCCAAATTAGCAAATGCTGTGCAGGCTGCAGAAACTCGTTGGCAAGACGAGTCATATGCAACACGTATTGCTATATCTAATCTAATTGGAGAAGACTGGACTCAGACAACAGGCTGGGGAATTTATGTTAACCAACTAGGGGACAACGAACATAAGGTGCCCGTAATTGACTGGACCAACGAAACGTTTACATTGTACGAAGAGGACCTGAGCACGGTAGTGTTCACATCATCCTTGGCGTCATTTGTAGATAAATACAGTCGACTAGTTATGGTATAATTAGACCTAGGACCTTGGTCCTGGTTTTAATATAGAAATGAAATGGTGCGTCTATTAGTCTTTAGGGCCAGGCGCTAAGTAAAGCGGTTTATTTCTTTCGTTGGAAATCAGCAGCCATATTCATAACCCCCAGCATAGCTGGGGGTTTTCTATTGCCCGCAAAGACTTGAGGGTAGCATATTGTCTTTACGACTGTCAACTATATTCTCTGGAATTTGTGTGATCTTGACCACAAAGTTGAATCATGTGGCATGTATCACATGCCAATCCTATTCCATTTGTCAGTGGTCCAATGTATAATTATCACATATCAACGAAAGGATATAAAATGCCAAATTGGGTATATAACGGTTTAACTATTGAGGGAAATCCTGACCAAGTTAAATCTTTAATTAAGCAAATGAATAAGCCATTTGTTTATTCAGTTCAATCTAATGGTGATTTATCATTTAATATCAAGCAACGTAAGTATGTTAATCCTATCTTTGCTTTTCATAATATCTATTCATATGTAGACCATGGTGTATCTGATACTGAGTATCATGGACAACCTCCTAGTTCCGCCGACTCTTCATTTGCCGACTGGATGAAGTTTGAGACCAATGACTGGTACAACTTTAATAACCGTGAATGGGGTACTAAGTGGGATGTGGCTGTAGCCGAGGATGATAAGTATCCTGATACAACTATGGAAGATTATGAGAACGCTGAAAATCATGTAGTCCATTACAACTTTAATACTGCATGGTCACGACCTCTTGGGGCTATATCTAAACTATCTGCACAATACCCAACATTACTATTTACTTTATCATATGAAGAAGAAACAGGCTGGGGTGGAGAAATGGAATTCCTCCGTGGAGAAGTTATCTCAGAATCAGAATACGACAACATGTGTCGTGATTGTGATGCAACTAATCAAATGGAGTATTGCGACAATGACTGCGGTCAGATTTGTGGCAATTGCAATTGGCTAGGAGAGGCTGACCTAGATGCTGTCGCAATTTGTCAGACCCATGCTATATACTTAGAAACTAAAGTACCCGAATATAGAAAGGTGGGAACCGAATGAGTTTTCTAGAGAATGAAAATCAAATGGTAATAGACGCAACATATTCTGAGATAGGAGAAATGCTTGTCGAAGATTGGGTCAACTCTAATTTAGATGAAGGGCAAATGTTTGCAGATTTTAGATTTGCAGAAATGTCAGATAACAATTACTTAAAGGGTAGATTTAATCTATTCTATGATTTAAATCCAGGCGACCAATACTATTTAGAATATGATGAGGAGAAATAATGCTAGGTTATACACAAAAAGATTTAGCAGATATGACATATGGAGTATATCAAGCTGACTTGTTGATTAATCCTGATGAGAATCCTGCTATTCATAACTATCTAGTAACCGCCCATGATTTCTTACAAGGACTATGGGCAGAAGGGTATTTCGACTAATGGAAATATGGATGGTTTTTGCTGTTATATTTGGTATGCTTATGCTAGTTAGCGCATGGGAAAATGCTAAAAGCGAACTTGAGATGGAAGAAAAAATTAGAGAACATGAGCAAAAAGTTGAACAAGAAGAAGCAGAGAACAGAGAACTAATTAATAAGGCTCTTAAGCATTATGCTGAAACGAAGGGAATTAAGTAATGACTAAATCATCTTATTTCCTAGAGTATATGAAGTTACATCTAATTAGTCTTAATCAAGATTGGGAGGCTACTAAAAATGGGGAGCCTTTGAAGGATGATGAATATGACCCTTCAGATGATTACTTCCAAGGAGCAATTGAAGCAACCGAACATTTATTGTCAGTGGCAACTGATATAATGAATAATAACGAAAGGGTATATTAATGGATATGACTATGGAAGACCTTGGGCTCCCGCCCCATTTGCAACGTTTGGTTAATGCAGGTGTTAGTGGATTAGATATAATGCACGGTGAACTAAAAAATCTAATGCTAATTGCCGAGCAGGAACTAGCAGACGCAATCGAACGGGAAGAAGAATCAGAAGAAGCAATGGACTCTATGGTCCGTACTGAATGCGAAGGGTACCTTGACGCCCTAGTAGCACTATATGAACTAACATACCAACTATCATTTGCGATTGGAGCACGTGGTGAAGCCTGAAGATAAAGATAAACTAAATGAATGTTTAGAAATTCTAGACACCACCGACCTTGGCCTATCGCTTGTTTGGCTATGGACATGGTCAACTATTAATAACATCCTAGACGATGACACCTATGTTGCCAAGGCAACCCAAGACGAGATGTGGGACCACCTGTGTGAGGCTGTAGAGGCTGGTATGGGCTTCTCTCTAGAGTGGGGCGCCGAGCAACATCAAGAAGAAGTTTTAGATTGGATGATGAGCAGGGATTACATCGTAGACCCTGATGAAGAAGAAGAGGAGGACGAAGATGAAGATGAGTGATAAGTACTTAAACGATCAACTTATTACAGCCCAAAAACTTTTGTGGGGTGGGTCCGAAACAGAAAACATCGAGGCACACAACATCATTGCTAAGTTAATTAAAGATAAGATAGAACAGGTGGAACTATGAGACAAGACTATAAAATCTACGGGGACCGAACGCAGAAGTTTTCTGTAGTCATTAATGCAGAGTCTCACGACCTTGCTTGGGAATCAGCCCTTCGTATTCCTGTAGAGGGCTGGACAGAAGTTTCAACTGATGACACGATTGAACCATATAACATCGAAGAAATAGAAGTATAACTAAATAAAGATAGGTTGGGCCGTTATGGACAATTCAGACATAACGGTCATAATCTAAGGGCACGGGCAAAAATATTGCTTTACGGCCCCTATTTACAAATCCCCGAAATTCGGATATAATATATATAACAACTCGATCTAGAAAGGATCAAACCAAATGACATCAACACCAACAACAACTCGTGAGTACCTCAAGGCCCAGGGAATTTCTGTGGGCAAGCGTGGCCGCTTCTCAGCTGCAGCTCTAGGAGCTATCAGCAAGGCAGCACAAGAAGGCGTAGTCTTCACAGACAAGAAGAACGTCAAGTAATAGCTAACTGTGGGGACCTTCCTCTTCGGAGGCAGGTCCCCCTTCATTTACAAATGTCAGTGCCCAATGGTATAATCAAAACGAAAGAGGTGGAACTCAATGGCTAAAGCGAACGAATTCAAAGCAGCAGAAAAACTAACAGACTATCTAAACAATGCTAACTTCTCCCCTGCCGTAATGGCAAATGTATTAACAACTGAACATACCTTGTACACCCAAGACAGGCTAATGGAACTAGTTAGATACATTATCCAATACAATTCCCTTAGATTAAAGTCAGAATGGGATAAAGGATATACATCCGAAGGATTGCTTTTAGCAGATGCGCTCAATGATATGCTGGAAGCAAAATATGGAGCGGTGGATAGAAACCTAACAATAGACTCCTTGAAAGAAACAAGAGTAAGAGATAGCAAATACATAATGGACTTAGATTCATTCTAATATAACTTCCCCTATGGGGCATATGGCTTTAATTAGCTATATGTCCCATTTTTATATGCCCATCTTATGGGCCAAATTTCTTCTTTACGATCACATATAAAAAACCCTGGAAAATGTATAATAAATCTAATATAATCTGTCAAAATGTGCATAGAATATCTCATTATATGAGACAAATAATGCAGAATCTGACAGAATTTTTTGCCATAAATATGGGCCAAAATTGCTCTTTACGACCAAATAAAAAAATTTCCTGGAATTTTATATGAAAGCTATTGACAAATATTGGCCAATATGCTTTATATGGGCCCTATTGACATTACGAACATTAATTGATAGGGTTCCATTACATAGGTATGTTTAGATAGATATAATGATAGTATTTGGATCTAAATTGATAGTATGATTCTCCACTTTACTCCACAATACTCCACTAAATAAGCCTCTAGGAGGCTGATACAAGGGAGATAAAGGGAGGGGGGATATAATGGGTAAGGACCCAATTGCTTAAATTTCTACAGCTTTCTTGCTGAGCATGTAAGGCATATAAATGGGTCATCATCTTGCTTGATATATAGTTGCTTACATTGAGTACATGCTACCTTATATGGCTCATATTCCTTGGCAAATTTGCTCCAAGATGATTCGAATTTATCCATTATTTACAGGAGATGCAGTAATATGGAGCACGAAGATGTTCTGGGTGAACATATCCTGTTCGAGCACATTTATGGCATGTGGCCTTAATTAGATTAGATTGTTCTATATCAAAGGTAAATGATCTTGTATAGTATAGTTTAGTTGCATACCATGTGATTAGTATAGCTAGTATTGTTATCATTATTAGGCCTCCCCGCCTTTTTCCCAATATGGGATCCCGTTTTTATCACGATCATTCCACTCTTCACCGCTCATATCAATATCTTTAAGCATCTCTTCTATAGCTAATTTAAGACGCATTGATCTGTCAGTATCAATATCGCTCATCAGTACCCCCCAAGACATTCATTACGAGTGTGATATAGCCTGATCTTATTTAATATTTTCTTAGTTGGAGCGTTTAATGGCTCTGAGCAGCATCCACATTTCATATCCCATTCACCGCTAAAGAAGTCATATTTCATACCCTTAAAATTAGCGTACTTGTGTGCCACAAATGTAGCAAATGGATCAGGTATCTCTAAGTTCTGCAGCATGTATTTATTATAACATTTATGTCAGGTACTGACAAGGGGTCTCTACTTTTCGACTTCACTTTTTTCGCCATCTATATGGGTATTATAGACACCTATGAGATGTTTTATGTATATATCTGAAGGCTTTCTTTCTTCCCGCCTTTGGTGTTGCAGTAGGCTGTGGTGTGGGCTTTACAGTGGGCTCTACTGGCTTTACATTCATCTGATCAACAATTAGCTCAGCCTGCTTTATTAGGTCTAAGTGCTTATACACAGGCTCAACTGCAAAGGCATTACCTTTGTCTCCCCAGAATCCAGGTTCCCCACAGTTTGGTATACCAACAGCATGTGCCCCTGCTGGACCAAGGTAAACCTTAGTGTTACCCCTTTTGAGGAAGTAACCGCTGCCTGAGTCTCCGTTACATCCTGAACCCGTTGCTGCAGAGTGTACTAATTGAATATCTATCAACTCAAAGGTAGATCCCTTTGGCCCCCAATTAGGATGTCCAACTGAGTAATAAGCTTCGTATATTTGCCTTGCTAATTCTTTATCAATCATTTTTGCTTCGAGTTGCCTTGGACGCTGATCTTTTTTACGAGTGTTGTCGTATGAGCTATATCCAATTGAATACACTGGCTCTTGATTACGGATTATATCTAAAAGATCATTACTCTTAATTAGATCTACCTTTTGAGTCATTGGAAGTGGCTCTTGAAGAATTAGAATTGCAAAGTCATTGGAGCGACTTAAAACTGCTTTGCCAGCGGCAATAGCCTCTTTAGTAATTATTCTATCTTTAAATCCTGGAGCCATAAGTATCTTATCGACCTTAGACTTTTGGCCTGAGCTGTTGTTAACAAATAGCTCACCTTTAGCCCACTGATCCATTCCATGTGAGGATGTGAATACAATTTGTGGTTGATACAAGAAAGCGTTTACTGAGCCATCTAATAGATATACGGCATTCTCATCTTGAGTTAATAGTGTGCCATTCTCAACTGCATATGCAGGAGAAATGAACATAACAATTGATGTAGCAATTGATGCTACTAAGCGATATTTAATCATATTTACATTATATCCTAGTTGACTAGGAATTGTCAATAGTTAAGAAGATAGTCCTTTAAATGAATGGCATTCACATACGCCTACTACATCATATGTTTGATCTATTTCAGCAAGGTCATTGTACTTAGCTATGTTATTACAGTAATGGCATTTTTCGGCCTGTTCCGCCTTTTCTAGATATGATTCTAGGTTATCTAGTATACCCATATTACTTGTTCCTTGGTATTAGCTTCTGTGGGCCTTCTGTGCCGAATAAAGACTTCTTTACTGGTACGCAGTTAGGGACTTTTCTTCCGCCCTTATCTTTCATACCAACCTGCTTATATCCGCTCCAGCAAGCTTTCTCAATATTATCCCACTTATCTTCATCTGGGTTCTCTGACTCATACCCCTTTGAGATCTCTTCATCTGTTAATTCAATGTTATCCATATTTATATTTTACCATATCTCTCATCATCTGCAAGTATCTCCATAAGCAATCCTTGAGGTACATCGTGGCCAGCTTTAATATGTTCTCTAACGTGTGCTATTAAGTGACCATCATCGTGGATCTCTTCTGACATTGAGAATAAAGAATATTCATCTGATCCTTCATTTAGCCAGCATGCTGCACATTCAATCCATCCACCTACATGGGAATAAATATATATATCTGAATTAGAGAATCTGCTGTATGCCATTAAATTGCCCCTTACTTGAATATTTTCTTACTCCAAAATTTCTGTTTGTAATTAGTATCGTGATCAAGGTCTACAACTCTGTATTTTGTATCCATCTCTTGCCTATGAATTGCTGTTTCTTCTTCATCATAAAATATGTTCTCATGCTGCCAAGCTTCGTTCTTAAATGGAATAATCTGGATAAATGGTGTGCCAGCCTCTATTATACCCTCAAAGTCGTCTTTAATAAAGAAGGGTATCTGACCTCCATTTATATACCCGCTGCAGTCAATTATGCCAGATATTGTTATAAAAGGTAGATCAAACCTATTTATTGGGTGTGCAAACAGTGCTATGTAACCATCTGGAAGCTCTGGAAACCAGTTAACATTCCAGACAAGGTGAACTAGGCTGTATCCTTTGGGTGTTGGGAAACCCTCGTTTGCCCCTCTTACAAAACAAAACTCACCCTTCTTTCCATTAACGCCAGTAGTGAATGCATCATCAAGGACTACTGAAATTAAACCATCTGTTTGTTTTATCTCTATATCACATGGGGTTGACAGTATGTATCCAGAAGATAGCGAATCTAATAATGCTGGACAAGTTTTATATGTGCGTTGTCTAATTAATTTCGTTGAACCATCTTTAGTCTTATAAAACTCTATGGCCTTGTTATTTTTACCATCAGTAATGTATTTATCTTTAGATAAGTACCAATCTGGTATAAAGTTTTTTGATGGTTGTGGGCTATGCATTGAAACAGAGTTATTACTGTTAGATTTAGAATGAAACTTTATTTTGTTTTTCATAAATGTATTTTGTTTACTGGTTCTTTAGACCAGTGTATATAGGATCTAATATAGACAACTGCGTATGCTACAGCTGCAAAAATAAACCCATACTGCTTAGTTGTAACTGCATAAACAATCCACAAGAACTCATTAAATAACAATAGGAGCCAGGCCCATATGACCTTTCGTCCTACAAAAAATATTCCTGTTACACCAATAGCTGCTAATAGCCAAGACCACCACATATTATACCCTTATCGTTAGATATCTATTATACCATTAGTTGTGTCAACGTAGTTGACTGGAAGCTCTCTATTTTCGGCGGGCTCACTAATTGGGATCTTATTTTCATGATATTGTAAATGAAAATCTAATAATTGATGTGTAGTTGCACAAAAACATATTGGGCAATGTGTAATCCATTGAGATTTATCTGACCATTGTTTAGGCATTAAGCTCCAGGTGAAGGAATCGGACCTTCATTATCGGTTTCGGAAACCGCTCTACGACCATTATAGGAACCTGAAATTCTAATTACTATCTGCCTTACTTAACCATTGATCTTCCCATAAACCTATTAGAGATTTATTTCCAACATCATCAAAGTAGTAACGCTTGGCGTTACTATCATAGTTCCAGCCATACCACGTGTCACCTTCCATCCAGCTAGAAGATGCTATTTTCATTCCTTCTGGATCATTAATAATTGTATCCAGATGATCATAGAGATGAACTTCATCAACGATATATTCTCTTAGGCTCGTCCAGCTAAATATACGCCTTGCTAACCATTCAATCATCTTTTGGATCCTTTTCCCATGTTAGTTTTCCATCTTTATAAACTGGCCAATATCCTAATGGACGCCAATCCATTTTCATTATCTTTGGTTCTTTCATACCGCCACCTGTATTGGAATCATTGCCCCGCATCTTTCACAATACTGATATGTTGATCCAGTATATGGGCACGTCCCTGCTTCTACGAGTGTGTGCTTCTTTATGATGCATATAATCTTATTTATCATTGCCTTTATACTTTTATTGCCAGGACACTTTTTGTATTTAAAAGTAAATACTTTTCTCCGCTTTCGTCTTCAATGTCTATACCGCTGTTTTGGTTGTAGTAAACGTTGTTACCAATTGCTAATCCCTTGATTGGTATAAGCTCACCTTTATAGTTATGCTCACCATCCCCAAGGTCAACAATGTTGCCAACTCTTAAGGCGGAATCATTAAGTGAAGCCATTAGAACTATACCAGATGATGTAGTCCTATCTTCAACCCTATTCTCTTTAATTAATAATAAGTTTCCATACGGCTTAATCATTTCTATTCCTCAAAATCTCTTTGTGACTCCCAAAATTTATCACGCTTATACTTATCGTGAATTTTAGTTGCATCTATAGCATTTCTCATATCTCTATAAGCAGTAAAGGTAAAATACCCAATGAGCGGTAGTAAAATTAATGTAAATAAAGTTTTCATGATTTAATTATACAATATCTACTGGTTCATGTCAATAGTCGGTGTTGGAGTAACATAATTTTTTAAAACAAATTCTATTTCATCTTCGTCATATAATGCATTTATTTCTTTCAGTGATATTGAGGGCCGATTAGCTAAAGATGATTCTGTTATTTGATTAAGCAATATGCTATCTTTTGTATTATTTACATTGTTATTACTAAAACTAATGATGGAGTGTGTGGCCCCGCTCATGTAATTTGAATAAATTTCTTTTGAACCATCTATGCTTATTGAAACTTTTATATGATTTTTAATATGTTTCGGGTTCCATGACAAGTACGAATCTCCCAATGATTTTGCTTCCACATGTAAGCAGTCTTCAAACTTACATCTTTTATTTGGGCACCACAAATTGTCCCTAAAAATTTTTATGTCAAATCTATGCCATTCGTTATCATACTGAAATAAATTACGAACATTAGTATTATTAATGTGAAAGTCTTTAAAATGTAATAAAACATCTTTACCATTTAAAACTATTGAGGCAAAGGATTTAGCAGTTTCTTTTTCTATAATTTCTTTTTTATTACTGGTAAAGAAATCAATATCGACGACTGCTGCGTACTCTAAAGGATCATTGTGAACCTTTAAGTAAAAACTTAAGTGTACATCTTTATTTAACCAAATAAGCTCGCTTACTGGAACAGGTGTTACACTGTATCCAATTAAATCAATCTGATTTTTATCTACAATCATTTATTTTGCAGAATAAACTGTTCCGTCATAACCAGTAATGGTAGTGTTATTGGCATTAGCCCAACTTTGAAATAAAGCTGGCAACGCTGGATCGTCAGAATTACTTCCAAACAAAGTTCTTGGATCGTACACTATAGGGTTATCTCTGAATATGTCTCTTTCTTGACCGATTGATACCCAATTTGGCAAAGTCATCCTTATCCCGCTAATTATTCTAGTAACTTCATGCAAATAGGAAGATGGGAAAAAAACTGCACTATACTTTTTAGGCTTATATGTTAAATCAACATCTCCAAACTTTAAGTAGCCTCCTTCATAATCTTCATTTAGGTATATAACTGAGCTCATGTACAGGTGTGTGGCATACTTATGATCATCTGGGTGCATAGGAAGTATAGTTTTTGGTCCCAGCCTTGTCATCCAAAAAGCTGAGGTGCATAGGTCTTCCTGCCCACTAATATCTTTAAACTCGGCCATTGTTCTTTTTGAAATATTTTTTATAGCATCTAGTATCTCTTCATGTTTTTTTAAAGGTACGAGCTCTGGTATGTTAGCCTCGCTTCTAATTTTTCCCCTTACCTCACCTTTTGTTAAGGGAAACTTAGATTTATCATCTTTATTTTTATTTATGTAATCTATAAAAAAGTTGGCTTCATCTTCTGATATAAAATTTTCAACAATTCTTATTTTTTTATCTAATTCAGGACTATACACCTTAAAAGAATACTCTGGTAATATGTCTACAAGCAGATGTATTCTATCTTCTTCGCCATCATTTTTAACAGAATGGTATTTTAGATTGTTTATTTCCCAACATTCAGATGCTTTCATGTGTATAGTTTCATTATCAACAGTATATGACACTGAATCGTTTGTTATTAAGGGTATATGGAATCTTCTAACTGTTGACAAATAGTCACCACCGTCCATGTGCACAGCAACATCTTTTTTAGATCCAAGCTTTATCAAAAGAACCCTTGCCGCTTTTCCAACAATCTCTTCCTCAAGATTTTTTATTATGTGAGATATTGATTCTAAGCACTTTTTATCTTTTGCCTCAGATTTAATTGGCTGACCAAATACCCAATCTAGCGGGTGGTCCTGTATAATATATGTATTTGTATGCAAGTGCGGATTAACTCTATTATCGTATACCTCATTTTGTCTTGAAGTGTATATATTCCACTCGTCTATAAATGAATTAGTTATATCTAAAATATTGCTTACATCGTAAAATCCTGCAAGCCTAAAATTGAAATCTTCTAGCTCTTTCATTGGTCTATTGGGACTTACACTAATCATCTTTTTCTTGCTCCCTTACAAAATTATAAACAGCATAGTCTATGCTATTTAAATATAAAATGCTAGAAATCTCTTCTTCGGTAAGCAAATCTATTAAATCTTTAGATGAATACTCTACGCCGTTATGAGTGGATAGGCTTTCATTTGTTTTTTCATTTTGATTAAATTTTATTTGCAACCCATGGTTTAATAAAAACCATTTAGATATGCTATTTAAAAATAAATCTAATCTGTCTACAGTATTTTTTATTTTAAAATTAGATATATTCTTAATAGCTAAATCCAATGATGTATTTTCATTACCAACAAACCAGTCAAAAGCAAGCCCTTCTTGATATTTTTTAAAAATGTCAGGTGAATGAATTTCAAAAAATGCTTTTCTGTCCCAGGATCTTTCATCGGAAGGATTGCATAAAAATCTGCTTTGATAATTGTTGTGAATTAAAAAATTTTTATCTTCAAATAAATAATACAGGAACTTTTCACGCATTGTACCAAGATCAATATATTCTTTTCTTGTGTCTAAATACATATGATATATAAAATTAAAATAGCTTGCCCTTGCATCAATTGGATTTCTAACAACTGTAGCCACATCAATATCTTTTATATTTTCAGGTATATATGTTCCAGCATGTGCAGATATGTATATTTTATCTTTTATAAACTCTTTGTTATTAGGAAAATGAGTGCTTATATATAAAGATTCTGAATGATTTGGTATAGAGTTTAATATTTCACTAGAAATAAACTTACCAGCAGTTTTTGGAATATGCAAAAAATACAACTGCTTCATAAAACTATTCTGCTATATCTATTAAATTTTCAAAACTCTTATTAAATTTATTTGAAAGAAGCATATCTCTTTTTTCTGCTAATCCACTTTTCATTGACCAAAGTAAATGGCCATCTATATCAACTAGACAGGAAAGCCTGTCTGGGATATCATACTCTATATTTAAATTAGAAAACTTCTTAGATATATCTCTATCGTGATCTAAAAATACATTCCAGGAATCTGGAATATCATTTTCCTTTATCCACTGATCTTTTTCCTCATTAGAATTACAGGTTACTATTACCAATGCTATTCCATCAATCATCTGATAGCCATCTCTTAATTCTTTTACTTCAACAGAGCACATGTCGCTAAGAATATTGGGTATAAAATGAATATTTAAATATTTATAGTCTTCTAAATTTAAATCTTTAAAAAGAAAACTTACAGCTTCTTCAATTAAATCTTCGTCTATCCACCCAGCTGGCTTTAAATCTTCATTCATTTTTAATTCTCCCTTTTATTTTCTTCCATTGTCCAATTTTACCATTAAAAACCTTAGATCTCAATACTTCAGAAAAAGTTTCATGAGGATCTTGGTTTCCAATGTATTCTTGACCAGTTTCCATATCAATAATTTTCCATTTAGCTGGCGCTTTAGTATGTATTATTAAATCTATGGGGTGTGAAAATTCTTCTACTTCTGTTCCGTCTTGAAGTTTTCTAATTTTTTATCCCCTTTATGATTTGGATGATAATCATCTACAATAGATTTAATTCTACCGTCTTTTCTAATTTTTATAATCTTTCCATCTTTTATGATAGTATCATTAAAAGATGGGTGTTTACCAAATTTTTTTGGAGACATTATATTTTTTTCCTGCCCACCTTTTTAGGTGGAACTGCAGGAGTTTCTCTCCTTATGCCATGTTTATTAACATCCACTTTCATTGGAGGTCTTTTTTCATGAATACCAGATTTAAATTTACCCTGAGAAGGATTTTTTTTAGTTGCCTCTCCAGAGTTTACAACATTTTCTGACACTATGCACCTTTAATTTGTGATATAGTCACAACATTGTTACTAGCTGGTGATGGACCTGATTCATTTTGAATCTGCTCATCTTTTCCACATGAACAATCTTTACACATTATTGATTCCTTTGATCTGATACATCCTGGATGCTAACTTCTTTAACTCCAGTTTCACTTCCTACGCTTTCGCAACCGCACTCAAAGCACATGTTACTTAGGTCCCTGAGCCTGCGCTTGGTTTGAAACGTCTGTTGATGGGAATGCTGCCTTTGGATCAGCTGCATACTGCTCGTTATTGCCCCATACGGTTGAATCGTTTACCTTTGGTGATGTAAATCCGTTTAAATCTTTTCCGTCTGACATGTTATTACTCCTATAGGTTATTTATTTAAGCGGGACTAGTATTCCGCTTATAGAACTATTATAGCATTTAGTTGATTAGGACTTATATTGCTCATGCCAGCAATCATCACATATATCAATTATTGGGCCAGATTGGTGCCCTGAAAGTCTTGTTGCTTTTTTCCCACAGCCTTTTATTTCACAAAATCCACTAAACATGCATATTCAACCTATCAGCTTCTTATCTTTTTTAAGACTCTGTCTGAGTCAAAACCTTCAAATGCGTACTCTTTTGATAACGTAGACCAAAAGACTATTGCGTCCCTAGTTCCATCAATTACCACCTTACCTCCGTGCAACTTATTAGCTGGGAATATAACAATATCTCCAGCTACAGGCTTATAGGAAAATCCTCCTAATGAGTCTTCATAAATAGGAAATGGAACCAGCAATCCTTTAGAGTAATCCATCTTTATATCTTTTTCGGTAAACTCGTGGCTATCAACAAATGTTATCTCTCCACCCTCATAATCATCATTTAAATACATTACTCCAGAATAAACTAAATCACTAAAGTCTTCATGGATGTCTGCGTGAATTCTTATTTGAATATCTTTGCTCAATCTAGTAATAGATACGCCATAAAAATAAACCTCTCTATCGTCAGAAAAAAGATCTTTAGATAGGTTTAAAAATTTTTCAGAATGTTTATACACTATGTCTTCTAGCTCTTTAAATAATGATGCTGGCTTCTCGTCTGGGAAAACAGCTCTCACTGCTAATCCTTTATTGAATGCTAACCCAACCCTATGTCTAAACAAGGTCTGATCTTCCCAATTGTTGTCTATGTATTTTCTAAATATATCAATATCTTCTTTAGATATAAAATTATTAATTATCTTTACATCATCCATTAAAAATCTCCATATTTTTCTTTATAAATTCATGAACCCTATAAACTTCAGGGTCAAATGGTAGTCCAGTAACCATTATATCAGTTACTCCATTTTTTTTCAGATCAATTAGCTTTTCCAATAAAGTCTTTTCTGAATAAAAATAGCACCACTTTAGCTTGTCCCCATCATAATTTGCATGCTTTACTTCATTAGCTTCTTCATCTGTATCTCTAATACATATCTGTAGACTTACACACCTGGTATCAAATTGAGATAGGAACTCTTTATTTTCCATATAATAATCAACCATTACCATGGCACCGCCATTAAATTTTTTGCAGTTTTCAAATGTGGCTTTTGAAGTTCCGCTCATAAACATCTTCGGAATGCGGCCTTTTAAAATTTCCAAGTTAACGAATTTTTCTAACCATAACCCAGTGTATTTAACTCTATCCTGGGATGTGGCCAACATAGTAGAATCAACCATATCCTCTACACTAGTTTCATTTGCATGTAGGTCCCCAGCAACTATATTAAACATAATCTTATCTTTTGCAATCTCTTCAAAGCCTTTTACCATAAGCCCAAGGTACTCTGGGCTTATGGCATAGGTTCTCATTGCTATAATATATTTTAACGCTATGCTTGGGTCTATTGCCCTAGCAAGCTTAATAAACATGTCATTTTCTCTTGAATGGTAAGTTAACATGCATGAGTTATACCCAAAGCTATTAATATAGTTAAAAGCTTTTTTTAAACCATCTGGGCTTGTATCTTCATGCCTGATCATCCAATGAAATTTCATTGTTTAATTATTTGATCTTCCTGAGCCAGCGATTATTCCAAATTCTTTCAAATATAAAGTATCCAACAATTTCCCAAGCAACGTATACTAGAAAACCTATAGTTATGGGCTCTAAGTATTCGTTTTCCCATTCACCAGTAATAACATATATTAAATACGAGAATAGTAAGCTAGCAACACCTACGTGAAATGCAGTATAGCTTATTGCCTTAATAGAACTTCTCTTTTTAGATTCCATTATAGTACTGCAGATCCTTTTCCTCCGCCTGAAGACTTCTTGGCTGGTGCCTTCTTGGCTGGTGCCTTCTTGGCTGGTGCCTTCTTGGCTGGTGCCTTCTTGGCTGGTGCCTTCTTGGCTGGTGCCTTCTTGGCTGGTGCCTTCTTGGCAGCTTTCTTAATAACAACAGTGTCAATTTTTTCAAACACAACTTCTTTTGGTGTGACACCGAGCCAACCCAGAATATTTATTTTTAATTTAGTTAACATGATTCCTCTTTTTCTTTTAATTTTCTAAGTACGAGAGCTAAAACATCTTTAGGTCTCCAGTCTGGCGGAAATTCTAAATTTTCTATTTCATTAATTAATTCGTTTAAAACTTTTTTTTTAATTGTGTGAAAATGATCCCATTCCATAATATCTATTTTATCATAATAGTAGTAATGGGGCAGGCACGTGCACCTGCCCCATTATTTAACTAATTACTTTAGGTAAGTAACCTTTGCATTTGGATTCTTTGCATTCCACTTCTTTGCAAGTGCATTGAAAGCGGTCTTGATTGACTTAAGTGCAGCAGCATTATCTGCTGTTAGCTTAGCGATGGTTGCATCCTTAGCAAGTACAACTGCATCCGAAGCAGCCTTTGCATCAGCAAGTGCCTTAGCAGAAGCAGCCTTCTCGGCAGCAAGTGCAGTTGCAGAAGCAGCCTTCTCTGCTGCGAGAGCAGCATCTGAAGCAGCCTTAGCAGCAACAGCATCTGAAGCAGCCTTTACGACTGCAGCATCTGAGATTGCCTTAGCAGCAAGTGCTGCATCCTTAGCAGCAGTTTGTGCTGCAAGTTCTGATACTAGATCACGAACTGTTACCTCAGCAAATGGTGCAAGTGTGCGAGCAGTTAGGCCAACGACATCTGCTGAATTTGCGTCAGTTGATGTAGTTGGAGCAAACATAATTAGTGCTCGTGTTCCAGTTGTTGGAAGTGTTGCGGTAAACTTTGCAACTCCAAAGTCTGAAAGTGTAGCACCAGTTGTTGCTGTTGCTGAATCTAGTGTTGCTGTAGCAGCAAATACTGTTGCAGTAAGAGACTTAGCAGAAACCTTGTTTCCAAATACGTCTGTTGCTGTGACTAGAATATCCTGCTTTGTTCCTGCAGCACCAGATGCTGGAGCAGAAACTGTTAGGTTATTAATCTTACCAGCAGTTCCCTGTACGTAGTATGTAAGTTGTGTTCCACCATTGGTAATTACAACTGTACCGATTGCTGTTGTCTTTGTGTAGACATAGAATGTTGCAGTTGTTCCTGTACCAGTTGCAATGCTTAGGCTTGAAGAGCCTGATGCCGATGTTACTGGTGCAGCGGTTGTGTGTAGTGCAGAAACGATTGTTGCGTTTGTTGTTACTACAGAAACGACTGTTCCTGTGTCAACTGTTGCGACGAACTTAAGTGCGTCAGCAGCGTCAACTGTGTTGTCTGCTGGGACTGGCAATGATGCAGGTGTTGCGATTGCTGAGGCAGTTGTGTTAGCCGTTCCAGCGAGATCGACAGCGACTGTCATTACAGCAGCACTTGCAGGTGTTGCTACCATTGTGCCCAAAGTCATGGCTGCAACCATGGCTAGTGCGATTTTCTTAAATGAGTTCATTTAATTTATTCTCCTTATTTCCTCTGTAACCTTTGCGATTACAGAAATTTAATGTAGTGCATTTATTTTTACATGGAAAGAGCAGGGATCTCCTCCTTCTTCCCATTCTTGCATTTCTTCATCCGTTAAAGGCGGACCATCGTGTGTATCGCAAAATACATCCGAAACCCAACCCTTACGATATCCAAATTTAATCCAGAAATTAAATAGTTTCATTTTCATTCTGAGATCCATTCTGAAAGCTCTTCCAGCATAATATGCTTAGGTTTTGCACCAGTAATAGTTTTAACTGGCTTTCCAGATCTAAATAGTACCATGTATGGGATTGAGGTTATTGAGTATTCCGCTGATTTGATAGGATTCTCATCAACATTTAACTTTCCAACCCATAATCCACTCTCTGAAGATATCTCATCTAATATTGGAGACACCTTTTTGCATGGGCCACACCAGGGTGCCCAAAAATCGATAAGTATAGTTTTATGACTAGATACTACGCTATCGAAATTCTCATCAGTTACTATCATATAAGTATAATACTAAATTTCAGAGCCTTTGTCAACAGATTTCAGATTTTCTGCTTCTGCATTAAATTTATCCATAAACTTTTGTACTACAAAGAATGTTGTCTCTGAAGCATTTTTTGCCATTGCCTTAGAAGATTCTTCTGTTCTCTGTTCGGCTGGAACTGAGTTGTACCACAACTGATATAGCTCTGTTGCAACATCTTCAACTATTGCTTGCATTACGGTTACATTTTTATCCATTGATAGCCTTTCTTAGATTAAATAAATAAACCCTTTGTTTTGCTGAATTAACCACTATATCAGAAGATGATTTCATCAACGTAATTATCTGTGCAGAAGAAAAGTTTGGCTTTGCAGCCTTTAAAGCCACATATTTTGCGGCAATAACTTGAGTTGAAACAGAAGTTCCAATAGAAATTCCATTTATATTACCAGGGTAAATAGACTTACTATTCCATTCCCCCCAGATATCAACAAGATTTTTGTCATAATTACTTTGTATGTTAAGCTTTGGCTTAATTGATTTTCCTATTTCATCATTAACAAAAACTCCACCAACTGCAATGGACTGACTTATGCACGATGGCCATTCAATTTTGTTTTTCATTCTAGGATCTGCACCACTGTTTCCAGATGGAAAGAATACTGGAATACCAGAGTTGCTCAAATCAGTAACTACTTTATCTAAAGGTGTTACTGCACAATAGCTTGAGTTTGATGGCTTATTAATAACAGGCCCAGATGCTCCCTGCGATGCAGATACCGCAACTATGTTATATTTTTCCCTATTAACACTAACCCAATTTAATGCATTTACTAAAGTACTAATCCCAGTTCTTTCTCTTTCTCCTGATGAAGTGTTCCCAAAGATTCTAACAAAAACTATATTTAAATCTGGGTTACTTTGCAATGCTACTGAAGCCATTTGAGTACCGTGACTAAAGTTTATATTAGAAAGAATGTTCATTGGAAGAGTGGTGGACCCTTCGCCTTCCATAAAAGAACTACCATTGGGACAAGATGGCCAATCAAGTATGCAAACTTCTCCAGATAATCTTGATTTAATTAATGGTATTGATGTATCCAAGGCGGTGTCTAAAATGGCTAGAGTTGGAACTAAAGTCCGTGTCTTTAAATTTGCCTGTGCAGGCGTTGCCATAATTGAAATTGAAACGGAAATAAGACCAACTGCAATTAGTTTTTTCATAAGACTAATTTTACTAAATAAAGTGCTGCTTGTCAATAGTTTTTAGTTTTGTGTTGGGTTCTTGCGTGGATACCATTTACCAGAATCCATATTTTTAAGCTCAGCTGCCTGAGTTTGTGTGTTAATAATATTACTCATGATTTCGTGCATTATATCTAATTCAATTCTAAGCTTATATAGTTCAAGTTCTAACAAATCTATTCTTCTTTGTGATCTCATTCTTCTTCTTCTCTATCAAGTGGCGTTGGTGCAGTTGCCAGTGTGCCACAATTAGCACACTCCATATCTAAAAAATAAGTTGCAATTTCGCAATTATCAAAAATAACTTTAAGGTTCCATATTTCACAACCACATGGGCATACATGTGTTGGTACACCTCTTACGTCCATTGACTGAGAGTAATCTGGTCTTAGGTCATTGATGTCCATTGTCTAAGTATACACTAAACTTGAATGTATGTATAGGGGGCTGCCACGCTCATATTAAACTCAGTTGCTGCTTCTAATGCTGCTTTTAATCTAAGTCTAGGGTTCTTTTGATTTTTTGTTGCATGCAGTGCTCCAAGTGCTATCTGTCCGCCGCTTCCTTCTGCCATGTAGTTTACAATATTTTCTCCAACATGAAAGTCTTCATCTATAGTAAAGATTCTACCTTCAAGACCAACTATAAAAATACCACCAGTATCTTCTTCTGAAGATGACCCAATGCTTCCATACCCATGCTCTTTAAACGCAAGCTTAACTGAATCAACAAACTTAGTTCTCATAAACTTATCTAAACCAGAATTAGTTTTTGTTGGTGTATATTTTGGAGGCGTCCACATGTACTGAAGAATTTGCCCCATGCGAAATGAATCTGTAAATGCAATAGCATACTGACCAACTTTAAAACACTTTGGTTCTTTTCTTGATAGTATCCATCCAGTTTTATCATCTGATGCAGCATGATCTGATGCCATATAAACGACACCACCTTGGGCAATTGCAACAATACAAGTCATAATACTATTGTACTATTTTAATTATTCTGTGTCCAGGATCTCATGATATTCTAAGTGATTTAATTGGCTGATTACACTATCTAATTCAGATTTCATTTCAATTAAATCCTGGATAGCTTTATAATATTTGTCTTTCCACTCAGTTAATTCTTTTTCTAATTGATATAACTCAATTTTAAGGTCTTTCATATCTAATCTAAGCTGGTCTTTTTCTTTTTCTTCCCGCCTATTTCTTTCCTTTTTGGCGTCTCTAACTCCAGCAACTATTGCAGTTCCAAAACCGCTGAGGGTGGCTGCTAATATTGATATTAATATTGTTATATATGATATTTCCATTATATATCATATTATACCTTATAATTAGTTTAAACTAATAGCTCTGAAGCTGAAATTTCTGCACCAACATATCTTTTTTTCTGTATAAAATCTTTAACATGCTCGTGACCATTTTGTCTGCCAGCAATTAATACTACCCATCTAGGCTCAAACTTGTTGTCTATACATGTCTGACATAAGAACAAATTGATTGTCAATAATGATGATTTTTTTAAGTTCAGACTGTTCTTTGTTTTGTTACATGAATAACAAAATATCTTTTCACTCATTCAAAAACCTCTTCGCATTCTGTTGCTTTAAAAAAACGACTTACATCAAACCTGATGTTGTCTCTTGAAAATAGTCCAGCAAAATCTTTAACAATCTGCTGGTAGTTATCATACTCCATCGTATCCTTATATTTTAGCATAATCTTTGCAGCTTGAATATAGTCTTCTTTAATAAAAGTACAGTCGCCGCTGGATCCTCCAATATGAACTCTTCTTAATACCTTTTCTGACATAAATCCACCTGGTTGATATAAGCGAACAGTAAGGTAGTCCTTTGCAAATCCCCAGTCAGTGTATGAGTTATAAACGTTTACAGCGTCAACCGCATTGTTAAACTCACGGATCGATCTAACTGGCTGTTCCCCGTCTCTTGCAATTGTCAACATGTACTTATCAAACTGGTTTTTACTAGCCTCTACAAATTCATCTACAACTTGAAAGTGTGTCTTATTAAGCTGCTGCTCGCTGGCCGTCCGATAATCCTCTAGATATTGTTTTTGGTTACCCATGTGGTTTTCCTTCTAACTCGACTCTAACGCCGTAAGATTCAAGGAGCTTCTTTGCCCTTGAAACATAATCAATAACCTTTTCTTTTTCAATTCCATCAAATTGAATAAAGTTATCTTCATACAATCTTAATGCTAAAAACTCTGGATACTGAACAACATCCATTAATAAAAACATTGGCTTCTTAAGCTCTCTTAATCTATTTTTCATTTCTAGATTGTAAAAAACTGGTTTGTTTGGCTCACCAGTCCATTGGTTCATTCCATATTTAAAATGCTTATTGTCATACACATTAGACATTTTGTTTTGCTCTAATCTGTTTCCATATATCTTTTGTCTTATGAACATTTTTCATTTTATCAATTAATCCTGAAGATAAATATACTCCGCCCCAAACACCGTACTCATTATTTTCAATCCCAGACTTGTGGCATATTTTCATAACTGGGCAAGACAGGCAGCATTGATCTATAGCCTTTGCCATATTTATATCAGATTCGTATTTATCAAAAAATAGATTAGTGTCCATGCCGCTACATGCAGCCAGGTGCCACCATCTAATTGACTGTTCGTCTGAATCTAATTCATTTAAAATATTTGACATACTTTGTTGGCAATACCCAAACTCCATCTTTATTAACAGCAAATTTGCTACTAATGCCCCAATTGTTTTTTCTATATTCTCCATTTACATTAAAAAACCCAGAAGAATTTTTTTGCCAGAGAATAACATCATAATTATTCCATCTAATCTCTATGCTATTTGATTCAGCCCTCTTTTTTAAAACATTTATTCCAGATTCATTAAGGCATATCACTAAATTGCTCCTCCAGAATTAATGTGTCTCAGATGAATTTTATCAACTGTTAAATATTTTGGTGACTCACAAATAAATTTAATAACACTAAAGATATCTTCAGGTGTCATTGATGAATCTTCCATATTTTCTTTTTTAAAGCTATTTACTGTAGAAATTATTAAATCTGTACTACGTATAGAATAGATCTTCTTTGATAAAAAGTCAAGCATTTTGCCCTCTGAATTTTTAGCTAAATGATAAGGTAGGCCAACATTATCAAGTCCAGTATAACCAGCCACAGAAGTTAATGTAAATATTATTGGGCTTTCAGATTTCTTCATTTTGGGAATAATTGTTTTAATGACTTCAAAAGTTCCAAATACATTTAAATTAAAAGATTCTTTAAACTCTTTTACATCAAAGCCAACAAATCCTTCTTTCTTGGGTCCAGTAAAATCACCGCCAGCAGAATTTATTAATACATCTACGCCTAATTCTCCAATTACGCTATTTAATATTTCTGAGCAGTTTGATGAGGTTATATCGATAACAACTGGGATAATATTATCCCCGCCTTCATTTACTAATTGTTCTAAAAGCGTTTTCCTTCTAGCGCAAGCAAAAACCTTGTACCCAAGTTTTGCAAATCCTAGGGCTGCGGCCCTACCAATACCAAAACTTGCTCCAGTTACAACAACAACTTTAATTTTTTAGCCTAACTCTTTTGTTTTACAGTCAATATCTTAACAGATTTGACTTCATCATCAACACCAAATATGTCTGATACATATTCCTTTGCGTCCTCTTCATCAAAAGCTTCAACCTCTACTGAGATTTCTAGCTTAATCAAATATTTATTCATTTACTTTGATACAGTGTATCCGTTTTTAGTTAATAAATCAATTGCCGCTTTAACTTTAGGATCTACCTTTGCTGGTATCTTTTGTGATGTAGATGGCTTTGATGAAGGCTTTGTTTCAATCTTTGCTGATCCACCAAACTTTGGTCTTCCAAATCCTACGATTGAAATAAGAACACCAGCTTTATTTTTCTTGTAAGCACGAAGTTGTTTGCAAACTTCTCCGCCATTTCTTTGGCTTCCAGACTTTTTTGAAGATGTGTTTCCTTCTATACACCAAACAGTTCCATCCTCATTGTCTTTAACAACAATACCTACATGAGAAATTCTATCGACGCCATCTGAAGGGAAATCAAAATACGCTATATCTCCTGGCTCTGGATCTGCAACATCTACATCAATCCAAGCACCAGCTTTTTTAAATGCTGCTGCACCTCCTGGTGTGTAAACAGTATTAGGAATCTTTACGCCAGATTCTGACCCGCACCAGTTTACGAAACTTCCGCACCATGGTTGGAAGTTTGCTTTCATAAAAGCACCGTATTTAGTTTCGTTGTCTTTAGGACCTTCAATAGTTCCTAGCTCTGCTGTAGCAACTTCTATTAGACGAGCTGCTGTACCTTGTTCTGCCATTAGTCTTTATCCCAATCTAGATCAACTGGTTGCTCTTCTGGCATTGCTCCATCTGGCTTTGCTGCCAAACGAGCTGCAGTTGCATCAATTTCTGCTTCTAATTTTTTATCTGCCTGTGTATTTTTTGCATCTACTTCTTTATTTTGTATCTGTGCTGCCATAATATCTTTAGCGCCTGAGTTACCAATTAGAATTCCTGCAAGTGTTCCTGTAATAAATGTTGCAATGCTACCTAGAACATTGAAAAACATTTTGTCATTTTCTGACTGAGCTCCAATAGGTTGTGTTACAAACAACAGCCCATAGATAATTCCAAGAGCTGTCATAAAAAGAATACTTCCAAGAGTTATTCCTAGAATAAACTTTAATCGAGCATCTAAGTCTGCGGGCGTTAGTTTTTGTTTAGCCATTTGTTATTTCCTGTTCTGGTGTGTTAGGTGTAATTTTTATTACATCTTTTGTGCAAGTCTGCGTAGCTTCGCATTCTGGAGGATTACATTCTGCAATTTCCCAATTTTTAGGATCTTGGCATGGATATCGGTATCTATTTAAAGATTCTGGTGAACATGCACTTAATGATATCATTAGTAAGCCTGCTAAAGCAATAGAAAATATTTTCCTCATAGTACAATTATACACTATTTATCGTCTTTTCTAAGTGGTATAGTTACTAGCCAAATTACAGTAGTTATTAATACTGCTATACCAACGATATCTCTAGCTGAGCCAGTCAAAGTTAACCATGCAATAAAGAATCCAAGGAGGGTGAATGCCTGGGCAATTAGCTCCATTCCTGCATCTTTAAACCACTTAGCCAAGCCCCTAATAGCCTTGCCTATTAGATTAAATGCCTTTTTGATTATTTTCATTTATTCCTCCTTATCATTGCCCCTGCAATTTGTGATGCAATGACCACTGGGACAATTACTTCCTGTGCTTTTTCTCTCTGATCATCTGTCATATCCATACCTAATTCAGAGAAATTAGATAGGAGTTCTGTAACATCCACTTCAAATACCGCTCCAAGTGGGTCTGCTAAGAATGCTTCTGTTTGTACTTCTGTTACCGCATCTGCTAATGTAAATGGCATTGGAGTTTCTCCTGCCTCCGCCTCTCTATCTGTAAACTCAACGAATGCTTCTGCCAGTGCTGGGTTAGACTTCATCTGCTCAGCAATTTGTGCAACCTCTGAAGGCTTAATGCCAAGGTCTTCTGCAACCTCAGCCTTTGCTTCTTGAGTCAAGGATCTAAGTGTTTGGCTAACTGCTGTTACTTGTTCAGGGGAAAGAGTAACTAACTTATTATCTATGCTTGTAAGGTTAGCAATAACATTAGATAGATCCTCTTCCGTTCCCGTTCCTTTTTCAGGAACAAGTGCTGCTAATACTTCATCAGTAATTTCTACATCTGGTTCATTCCAGGGGTTTTCTTCTGGCGTTGGTTCTGGTCCAGGTTCTGGAGATGGTTCTGGGGCAGGCTCCTCAGTTGGTTCTGGGGTAGGTTCAGGTGTTGGTGGCTCCTCTGGGGTAGGCTCAGGTGTAGGCTGGTCTGTAGGGTCCACTGTTGGCTCTGGAGAAGGCTCTGGTGTAGGAGGCTCTTCTGGTGTAGGTTCAGGGCTTGGTTCTGGTGTAGGAGGCTCTTCTGGTGTTGGCTCTGGACTTGGCTCAGGAGTAGGTGGCTCTTCAGCAGTTGGTTCAGGACTTGGCTCTGGGGTAGGCTGATTGGCTGCAGCGTTTGCTGCTGCTTGAGCAATGGCAGATTGAATTTCTCTTTGTGACTGCTCATCATAGTAACGCCATGCGTCATCAATTGCACTGTTAACATTACTAATTGCTTGATTGTATGCGCTGATTGCATTATTTTTATTTTGGAGTGCCGTTGCAACATTTAAAACTGAGTTGTTATATTCATTTGTTTTATTAGTTAGTGTTTGATTGTAACCATTTAATGTTGAAACTGCTTGATTATAAACATTTAGTTTGTCATTATATACATCTTGTGCTGAGTTCTTTTCAGCAAGTGCGTTGTTGTAGGCGTTTGTTTGTTCTTGGGTTGCTCCAGATCCATGAGAAAATGTATTAAGATTGCAACTAAAGTCTTGTCCCCATACTCTTGGGTTGCCAGCATAGTCACAACCTGCACTAGTCCACCCTCCAGGGATTCCCCAGCCAAGAAGGTAGGATCCAGGGCCTCCTCCGTTGTACCACCATATTTCTACATCTAAAGTTTTGTCTTCACTAACATCATATACGGGAGAGTAATCACTCCAAATTGTTCCTTGCTCCACCCAGTTATCAACAGCAAGTTGACCATCGACATACATTCTAAAACCATCATCTGTATAACCTGCAAAATATGTTTGTGTAAACCATGATGGTACTGTTATTTTTCCAGTAAATTTAACTATAAAGTTTTCATATCTATTACCACAAACTGGGCGAGTCATATAGTTTCCATTTAGTGTTCCACTACATAAGAATTCATCTGTGGCTGCAAGGCCATCAACCCTAATTAAACTATAAACATCATATGCCAGACCAGCAGAACCAGCACTGTCTAATGCTTGCTGAGCGTTTGACAGATTGATGTTTGCTACTTCAAGGGCATCGTAGGCATCATTCTTATTGTCTAAAGCAGTGGCTACTGTTACTGTTTGTCCGTCTACTGCTGATTGGGCTAAGTCTTTTTCTTCAAGTGCCGTGGATTCTGCGTCAAGAGAATCATCATATAGGTCAGAGGTTTGAGACTGAGTTGATTGTGCAGATACCGCAAGGGCGTACTTATCTTCTGCCTGTTCAATTAAGGATATGAATTCATCCTTGTATCCAAGGTCATCTATGCTGTTATTTAGCTCTTGAATTTCTTGAGCTGCCAAGCTTAGTGGGTCATCAGAATAAGCGGGGGACATAAAAAGCCATCCAAATGCAAGCATTATGGACGCTGTTATTCTAAATAACTTTTCTCTCTTCAATGATAACTCCTACATAACATATATTGTTACTTAGCAATTATACCGCATTATTATCTCACTATATTATGCTTTTCTATATACGCCAGAAAAGTTAAACTGTATTACGTTTTCGTTTCTTCCTTGTGGTGTCAATTCACTTGCGTTATTTGCAGGAATTTCGTCAGTGTTGTCAGCCAAAGCCTGAACAAGATTTGCTGGCCAAGTTGAATTTATACTTTTATATCCTATTGTTTTTGTGTTTTCTGGTGTTTCTGGCTGTTGATTTAGTGCAGTAAGGAATGCCATTCCAACCAAATCAGCGCTGGTAGGCCATGTTGCTGGATATGGATATCCAGGAACACTATTAATATAGTTTCCAGTTTCTGTTCTTGCGTAAGTTCTTAATATTGCATTTGCATTTAGAAAATGCGATTCATCATCTTGCCAAGTATTTTCTGCCGTCAGAAGGCCGTACTCTGGAGTTGGATCTACATCTGCTAGAACTCTAAACCATCCATGAGCAATGGTTCTATTATAAGCATTTTTAATTGGACTTCCTGTGACGGAATCATTTGCAAAATATGGTGGAAATGGCAATTCAAAAGCCCAAGTTCCTGCAGATCCCCAAGATACTGGATTGCCCATTAACATTCTAAACTCCCAATGAACTAAATCCCCAACACAGTGATAATAACCTATCTTGTTTGCTTCATATCCAGAATTTTGAACTGAAACATCTATTCCACTGTGAAATGCAAACTTAGCATCCCAAGTTCCTGATGTACTTTTTTCTGGGTAGGTGGAGAAAAGTGGTGTTACCATAAAATGCTCCCTGACAAACTATTTTTTACTTAGTTAATTATACCCTACTTAGGATTATATAGCAGTACTATGTTAAACAGTATCTTTTATATCAAATATACAGCTAACACGTGGGCTTGAATTTTCTATTGAATGGATTGTTCCTTTGGGCATAAAAAGAATATCATTTTTTTCCATATCATACTCTGTAAATTTTCTTTCAGACACATCAATAAGCTCGCTATACGGATCAGACTCTAATGATTCATGTATTACATATTTTGATTTGCCAATTACCTGAGTCAACAAAACGTGATGCGAGTCTCTGTGTGGCAGCACGTAATATCCATTTTTTGCCATATTTATTGCAAACTTGTCATAAACGTATCGCCCGATATCTGTTTTTTGAAGAATTTCTTTCATTTCTTTAACCTCATCATACTCTTTTGAATCAAATTTATTGTTTGCTGACAAAAGGTCTAAAGCGTGAAATGTAACAGGCTTATCAAAAGATGTTTTAAGTTTATTTGGCTGTGCCATTTGAAGATCAATCAGATGATCTGGGTCATCCACTACGACGTCTTTTGGCAAAGGGATCTTGGTGTTGTAAGAAATATCAATTGCATCTATTATGTGTTCCCATGTAAAACTATAATCCATGTAAGATTTTATAAAAAGTGGTTTATTTAACTCTATAGATTTTTTTATTAATTTCATAAACTCTTCTATAGTATCTCTTTGCATTCTATCCCCCGTTATCTGTCTTGTAAAATCCACTACCCTTAAATTGTATTCCAAATGGTGTAAAATGTCTAATCATATTAGATTCGCATTCAACACAGGTGTATCCAGGATCACTATCTACAATTGATCTATGTACTGACATTAATGGATGGGCTTCGTCGTATGAGCATTTATATTCGTATACTGGCATTACTTAACCCTATTTAATTCTTTCATAAAACTTTCAGCAATAAAGTTGCTTGCAGCCGAACCATAGTGACTTCCATCCCTTGCAACATGCCAATATGATTCATTGTCATTATTTTCAAACTCTTCATTAAAGTATGCAACATTAAACTCATTACCTTCTTTTTCAAGAACAACATGATAAGGCAATTCTTTGCTCATAGCAAAGAAATTATTAAATGATGAGTTAGAATATAGGCTATTGTCATCAAGCCACCATGTTGTCCACAATAACTTTATACCTGAGAATTTACATATTTCTTCTAGCATTGACAATAACATAAAATTTGTAAGTAGTTTATTCTCGTGTATATATTTATTAGAATAGTAATCTTTATCTTCATCACGAGGATTAGTTAACAAGTAGGGTTGAAATTTTTTTGTTTTTTCTTCAAAACAAATAGTTCTAGAAGATTCTGGTAGGAATAAAAATAAATAATCTGGGATTTTGCCACTTCTTATAAAAGCAATAACATTTTTTATAGTAAGATCAATGCCTCCTCCATTTACACCAACATTATAAAAATCAACGTCTCTGCCTTCATGCAATAATTTTATTTTATTAGATAGCTTTGAATACCATGTATTTTTTTCTGGCAGTCCAACTCCAAGTGTTTGTGAGCATCCACCAAATAATATATTGATGTTATTGTCATTAAATTCGCTAAAGTCTTTTCCCCTAAACCCCTGAGAGTTTATTTGATATTCAAATGCCTCACCGCTGGTTAATGAAGTTTCATAAAAAAATAAAATATCGCTGTAAAAATATCCATCTTTTTTATAAAATTTAATTCCTTTTCTAACATTTTTTGAAATAAAATTATCAGGAGACAAATCTTTTTCTATATGACTGTATTTATTTTTCATAAAGATTATGCTGCATCTTCTTTTAAAAAGAAATCAAATATTATTGAAGCTCTAGGCTCATATATTATAACCTGATGCTTCATTTTAGCAGGAATAAAAACTAAATCGCCTGGATCTATTTGCAAAACAGAACAATTATCATTTTCGTCATAGACTTTCCATTCTATTTTCCCAATACAATGCCAATTAATTACCTCAGTTCCATCAAAATGAATTTCATACTCCTTATCATGCTTAATAAAATTTGTTATTGCAGTTGCATGTATAAATTGCTTATCTTCTTCTAATGATTCATATAGCATTTTTGCTATGTCTTCACAGCCAGGTAGGTAGTTTTCTTTAAAAAAACTCTCATTGTTTTTAAATACATAAGAGTAGTGTGCAAATGCATCTAGTTTGTCATACTGAGAAAAAATTTCAGTCTTGACATCATTATTTGTAAAAAATCTTCTATCCTCATTTTTTTTATTTTCGTAGTTGTTATTATACTTATAGTTTAGGTTATTAATAAAATTATCCCATGACGGCACATCGCTATTAAAATTTTTTATATGCAGAAATGTATTATTTTTTTTAGCAGACTTAATTTGATCTAATACAGAAGTCATTACTTACCGCTTTTCTTCCTAGCTTTTGCTAATGCGTCAAAGTCTTTAATCTTTGTTTCTCCCATATAGCCCCAAGCATGTCCGTCCTCAATCATCTTTTGATTAATAGATTTATCTGATCCGTCCAAGAAAACCCATCCTAAAATGCGACCATACTTTTCAGATGAGTCCATCTTTTCTGTTTTGATAACAACAGATTTAGCTGAGTCAATTGCACTCTTAAGGTAAGCTTTGGCTTCAAGACCTAATGCTTTTTCCATTTTATCTGTTGTACGACTTTCTGGAGTATCTATCCCAGCTAACCTGACTCTTGAAGTAAATGATATATCAAACCCAAGATCAATATCTACATCAATAGTATCTCCGTCTACAACCTTGCTTACTTTCTTTACATAATATTCAAACATTATTTTCTCCCCCATTGTATATAGTTCCATCCACGCTCATGTGCGTAGTAAATAAATACCTTAACTACCGTTTCCCAAAATGCAATTGTAACAGATAGAGAAGCATTTTTTGTAATAGCATAAGCAACTGCTACAGAAGAAAGTGTTCCCCATATGCGATAGCTTAATGCTTTAACAAATGATCTGGCTTTAGTTACTTTCATCTTCTTTTTTCCTATACATCTCTTCTATCATTCTTTCTTCTGCATCTGCAATACCTTTACCGATACTAGATGCCCAATTCACGACGTTTTTCAGTAGCTGAAATAGCATGTATAGTTGCCCCCAAATCTACTTGCTCAATTTTATATCCTACATCACGACCATATACAATATTGGTAATGTTAGGTAGTCTTAATACTAATGCCCCATCCATAAATTCATCTTTGGCAATATATTCCTTTACCTGATCAAACTTAAGTGGATCTTTTTCACTTGTATTATATGTATTACGTACTCCAAGTAGTACTTGATCTGTTCTCTTACCCGCCTCCTTGTAAAGGGCGTGGTGGCCTTCGTGCCAAGGCTGGTACCTACCCAGCATAAGTGTTGTAGGTGCAGACCAATCATGTAGATTAAACTTATTAATTATGTGAGACGCCTTTGCTTCTGCATCTAGGTTATGGCTAATAAATGATACATCAAACTCTGTTGGTCGTTCAAACATTTTATTGGTGTCTTCAAAACGGCCTTCTGCAAGAGTATCCATAAATACAAGTACGTCTGGCTTACCAAAAGCTGATCGTGTTAGTTCCGTTGGGCATACGAAGTCAACAACTACTGGAGCAACACCTTGTTTAGATATTAACCTTGCCATCTCTCCCATGCGTCGAGCCTGCTCAAGCCTGTCGTCTAGACTAAACCCTAAATCAGAATTTACTGTTGCACGAACTTCGTCAGCATTAAGGTGAATAGCATTAATGCGCTCTTTCAAGGCTTTTGCAAGTTCTGTTTTCCCAGAGCCTGGTAATCCAATAATTTGTATAATCATTTTAATCTTTCTGTTAGAAGGGCAGTTTTTGGACATACCCAGGTCTCACGGTTATTTAATTTTTAGAATTTTTGGTTGTTTTTCTTTTGGTAGATTTCTAACTACACGGATATGCAACATGCCATCCTTTAGCTCTACACTAGAAACTTCCATGTATTCACTTAGTTCAAAGATTCTTGTGAACTTACGTGCAGCGATTCCCTTGTGGACAATTTCTGCATCTGTTACCTCTGTAATTTCACCTGTGATCCAAAGACTTCCGTCTTCAATTGACACAGTCAGATCTTCTCTTGTGAATCCAGCAACTGCCAGAGTTAACTGATAGTTATCTTCGTCTAGCTTTAGCAAATCATATGGCGGGAATGCCGTATTGTTTACCTTACTAAGACTATTGAAACGCTCCAACTCTCTGTTGAAGCCAATAAAAAATGGATCCTTAAATAGATCCATAGCAAATTGTGTTACCATTTTATTCCCCTTTCAAGCGAATAGTTTAATTTAGGCCCCGTTTGGCGACCTGTTTTAATTATATCATATTGCTGGGGATATAGGGATCGAACCTATGACCTAGAAATTAACAGTTTCCCGCTCTGCCAGCTGAGCTAATCCCCAAGCGTGTCCCCAGATGGTATCGAACCATCGACCCGCAGATTAAAAGTCTGCTGCTCTACCAGCTGAGCTATAGGAACAATGCTGGCAGTTTTAATTCATACCAAGGAAATCAATTTAAGCTGACAAGATCTTAGACAGCGCATTAATTGTTGCTGCAATTCTTCCGATATCACGTAATTGCTCAACACTATATCCTTCTTCTTTCAATGTATCATAGTGTGCTTTAACACAAAAATGACACTTGCCAACTATTGATGATGCTAATGAGTATGCTTCAAACTTGCCCTTTGTTGTACCGCCGTGAGATGATATAGCATTCATTCTAAGTTGTGCTGGTAATCCTTTAAGATTAGCATCGTCAGCCATTTCAATAAAAGGATACCAGGTATTATTTTGTGCCATTATAGCGCCTGCTGTAAGGGCTGCATTCTTTTCGACTTCATCCGTTGCGCTTGCAACTATAAATGCAAGCAGCTTGGCGTTTCCAGTTGCAAATGCTGCTGAAATTGAAAGGTATGTAGCATGCTCTGGATCAATAGTAGACCTATTAATAACAGCATCCAGGTTTAATTTTATATCTTTAGCATACTCTGGAAGAGATTCTTTAAGTTGGTCTACCCATGTCATTAAAGAGTTTCTCCGCCTAATGACCTATTGCATGCACAAAGCTCTCCTGTTTGCAGTGCATCTAGTATGCGAAGTGTTTCGTCTGGGTTTCTTCCTACATCTAGATTGTTTACAGTTACATGCTGAATAATATTTTCTGGGTCAACAATAAATGTAGCACGGTATGTAACTCCAGAAGAGTGATGTACTCCAAGGTCGCTAGCTAGTTGGTGCGCTGTATCTGCAAATGACCATGAGTTTGTCTTCTTGAGATCATCATGTGCATTTCTCCATGCAATTTTGCAAAATTCATTATCAACAGAACCAGTCATTAGAACTGTATCTCTATCATTAAAATCATTTACTAAAGCATCGTATGCAACAATTTCGGTTGGGCATACAAACGTAAAGTCCTTGGGATAGAAAGCAATAACTTTCCATTTTCCTGGAAAAGATTCCTGCGTAATTATTTCGAAAGAGGATTCATCATACGACAAAGCCCCTGGCTTAACTCCAGTAACAGCAAAGTTACCAAGCTTATCTCCTACGGTTTTCATTTTTCTCCTTATATATAAGTGGTGATACTACGTATCGCACCCCTGGCTGGATTCGAACCAGCGGCCAACAGATTAGAAGTCTGTTGCTCTTCCTCTGAGCTACAGAGGTATAACATCAGTATACTATTTATCTGCGGAATAATCAATAGGTTTATATTTTAAATACTCTAGATAGCATCTTTCAGCCATATGAATATTCCAGTGTATTCCCTTATGCCCACTTTTACGACCATCAGGATTAACAACCACATCTGCCGCATAATCGAAGAGTGGGTGTTCTAAATACTCTGTATGGCATTCGGGGTTCTCTTTAACAAAATTAAAATCATTCATGCTGGTATCAAAAAAGAATCCAGATGTGTGTTCATTTAGCACATCCTCTACTCTATTTGATGCAAACTGTGCCTCCCAACCAGTCCATATTAATTTAATTCCAGCCTCTTTGCAGTATGCATCAAAAATATTAATAAAAGAAAATGTATCTAGGATATAATCCTCTAATGGAGTTACGTCTTCGTAATCATATGGAGCTTTAGCAATTAACTTAAAGCTATCTTTTAAATGCATGGAATTGAATGGACCTGACAGGTTGCTTCTTTTATTTACTGTTTTCCCTGGGACTGAAAATTTTTCAGATCTAGATATTGGAAAACAAGCAAATATGGCATCTGGTTTTCCAAATTGCTTTATATAAGCCATTGCTTTTAATATTGATCCTCTTGCGCTGTCGCCAGGAGTTCCTAAATTTACAACACTTGATCCTAAGAGTTTTTCGAGTTGAGTAGGCCAAGTAAACTCTTCTTCTAAGGAACTTCCAAATGTTTGAGAGCATCCAATTGCTATAAATTTTTCTGTCCCCAAAACTTTTTTTCCTCGATAACCAATTTGATTGTATCTGTATTCTATTTCTTTTTCTTTTCCTTCAAGAATATACTTATGCCTTTTTCTATAATCTTTGTGTACATCAAAATTTTTTTTAACTAGATTCATCTGGTTGATCATTTCATTATCATCATCGATAGATAAATTGTAATCTGGACAGTACATATACCGCTGATTCTCTTTTGCATTTATATCAAAGAGTACGCTTCTACGCAACAAACTTCTAAAAGCTGATATTATTGTAAAAATTATAGGATCTGAATCATAACTAACTTGGATAACATTTTTATTCACCAGTTACTCCCCTAAGAATTTTAAAATTATATTCATTTTCCCAATTAACTATGTCATTTTCGTCATTTAATAAAGGCTGACCCTTTATATTTAAACTTGTGTTTAAAAGTATTGGAACTCCAGTTTGTAAATAAAATTTATTTAAAGCTCTATACAGTCCAGGATTCTGTTCTTTTGTAACAGTTTGAACTCTAGATGTTCCATCAGCATGAACAACGGACGGTATTTTTTCTGGCTGTAAACATTTAACTGTGTATTGCATATAAGGGCTTTCAAAGTCCATATCAAACCATTTAGATGCATGCTCTGACATTACCACAGGTGCAAAGGGCCTGAACATCTCTCTCTGTTTAATTATATTTACCTTGTCTTTAATGTTTGGATCTCTTGGATCTGCAAGAATACTTCTATTCCCTAGGGCTCTTGGTCCGTATTCTGCTCTGCCTGCTGCTACTGCTACTATGCCATCTTTTAATATACCGTCCAGAATTTGCTGAACAGGATACTCTCCCCCAAGATCGTAGCCAAGGTAGGGAGTCTTCCAATCAATATGCTTTCCATATAAAGCTGCCGCAGCACCCAAAGAGCTGCCAGCATCTCCTGGGTTTGGCATAATCCAAATCATGTCAAATATCTTCCACAGAATCGTATTTGCAGAAGAGTTGAGAGCGCAACCACCCATAAAAACTAGATTGTTTTTACCAGTTATAGACTTTGCCATACGCATAAACTGATTTAGTCTTTGCTCGTATACCATTTGAACTGCTGCTGCAATATCAAATCTATCTTGCTCTGTAATTATAATTCCCCAGTCATTAATTCCTTTATGAAAGTTATACTTTTGTTTATCGTATGAAGGAAAATACTCATCTACCTCTTTGTAATATCTTTTCCAATCGCCATAGGCAGCCATTCCCATCATTATGTATTCTTCTTGATTTGGCATAAGGCCAATTAGTTTTGTAAATGCGGAATAAAATAATCCAAAGCTAACTGGGTAGTTTTGCTTATATTTCAATTTAATTTTATTTCCTTCTCCAACCCATATTGTTGAAGTGTTATACTCTCCAATTGCATCTAAAACAACAATTGCGGCATCATTAAATAGGCTTGTGTAATATCCAGCAGATGCATGTGAGTAGTGGTGTTTAAAGTAATGCACTGGAACGTCTATTGGAAAATTTGGCTTCCAGTCGCTGGATCCACCATGCAAAATCATTCTAGATTTTTTAAGCAGGGGCTTTTCGTAGTATGCAATTGCATTTGGCGTACCATAATTTAGTGCATCCAGGATAATATCTTTGTTGTTATACCAATCGTTTTTCTTTTTACTATATCTTTCTGAATGGCCAGCAAACAATATCTCTCCGTCTTTAATTAAAGATACTGATGCATCGTGAGATGTTTCATTTATTCCAAGTATAATCATTAGTAGATAAACTTTTCTCTGTCTGTTTTAGGCTTTAATATTTTTTTCTTTAACTTTAAATAAATTTTATATACATAATATTGTATCTTAATCTTCATCTGTATAAAACCTTTCTAGGTCTTGCATGGGTATAATCCCTTTAGATTCTGCAATTTCAAATCCTTCTTTAGTAAAATTAAAAGTAGCATTAAGCTCTTCATCATATTCTACCTCCATAAGACCATTATTCATAAGATCAATAAGCTCTGAGTCAACATACTCTTCATGGGCTTTCCATAAGTCTGGTGCCAGAAGTGAGGTAGTTTCTTCATTTAGTTCAAATATTGCTTCTCCGTCATCAGTAAAGCCAGCGATCTTTATTGCTCCAATATCTAAATAGTGTTGAATCTTCAACATCATTTCCTCTTCGTCATCATGCTCATCAAACATTATGCCTCCTGTGCAACAAGTAGGACTTGAACCTACGATTACCGAATTATGAGTTCGGGGCTTTAACCGACTAAGCTATTGTTGCTTAGCCTAATTATATTATTTTATCATCATTTTTGTCAAGGGATTGCTCTACAACCTTTTGAACATACTCAGAAAAATGTTTTCTTATACTTCCTGGAGGCCTTTTGCCCATTTCCGTCCAAACTCTTTTATACTCATGTATGTTGTCAAAAGTTGTTGGGCAAAGCAATACTCCATTGTATTCTTTTAATCTAGTTGGCAAAGGTACATGCTTGCTGCAGCAGACACATGCTTTTGCTTTTTCTTGATATATACTCATACTATTTCCATTCCACTCAGTGCATCAGAAAGATCTCTTGGCATTGTAGATGGGGCTCTAATTAAATTAGGACTATCTACAACCAAAGACTCTCTATATTGTTTTTTAACAGATGAGTAATCGTGTACCTCTATGTCACCAAAAGCTGCTCTAGTTAAACTAATTGCATTGTAAATAGATCCACATACTGCGTCAGCTAAGTCCTTAGAGCCTTTTCTGGGGTGATCCACTTTGTCTCTCATAATTCTTAGCTCCAGCAATTCATCAATAAGAAGTGGTATGTGAGGACCATTTAATCTCTCTTCCAAAACAACCATAGCCATATCGTCATAATGTTTTTTAGCTACAGATAAAGTTTCGGTATTGATTCCATATTGTTTTAGCTGCTGCATCATGTCGTGAGAGTTCCATCGGTCAAAAGTACATATTCTAATATTAAATCCTCTAGATCTTAATGACAATATATAATCTCTTACCTCTCCGAAGTCTACAGACTTGTCTGATGTAGGAGTCCAATACATTACGGCATCCACTTTAACAATTGGTGCTGGCTGAGAATATGTATCAGTTACTTTTACGCTAACAAACTTTTCAATATGAGCCATTGACACGGCGCAGTGGTCATGCTTTTGAGCCAAGTCCACATGGATGTAGTAGTCTTTATCTTCTTCTGGAATAAACCATTCTTCAAATCTTCCGAATCCGTCTACAGCTAAAGATAGGTCGTTGAAAGCCATTTCAATTTTTTCACGTGACTTAAAAAAAGCATCAATTGCTTCTGGTGGCATGCAAGCAAATCTTCCTAGGGCATCGGTAACATCTCTATAAAATGCAATTTTAAAGTCTTCTATTGTTCTAGTAGGATTAACTTCCCATGTTGGCCTTCTTATTGCATACACTTTTGGATACTTGTAAGATATTATTTCATCCTGGTCCCAAAATATTTCAAATTCATTACCTACGGTATTATCAGGAAGTTCTGGATCAAGCTTAAATTTGTGAGACATTGATATTACTTCTTTTTCAGATACAATATCATCGTATCTTTGCTGGATGTAATCGTTTTTAAATCTAGGGAAAGAAAGCAATATAACTTTGCCGTAGTCTGGAAAACGTGAGTCAACAGATGCCCTGTACATGTCATAAATTCCACTAGCAGTTTTTGCCTGGTCATGCCCGCTTGTACTGTCTAGAGCAAAGCCAGAGATTTCATCAAGTACTGCTACAAGAACGTTGTAACCCTCAAATGCTTCTCTTTCTGAGTGCCCAGAATACACTGTAACATTTTTATCAAACTTTATTTCTGAAGCTTTTTCAAAGTACTTACCAGCAAACCACGGGGAATGAGTTACTCTATTTTTAAATCCTTTAAAAAATACGTTGTTCGCTTGCTGTGCGTTAATAGCAATGTTAATAATATCAATTGAGTCACCAGGTGGCTTACCATAGTACGCAGCTGGGTCTCTTAAACATAAAAGCAAATATACTATGTAGGCAACAGATATTGTCGAGCAATAATCTTTACCGCTTCCTTTTCCTAACTGAGCAACAACTTCATTGCATGTTTGCCTATATCTTAATGATCCTTCTTCTTCACCAAAAAGTTTTATAAGAGTTGATTCTTTATATATCTGAGATGATTTTTCTATCAATGTGTACTGGTGCTTAGATAGTTCTGGCAATCCTAAATAGTTTTTATCAGTTACAAATGTTTCTAGATCGACTGGTCTTTCATCAAACTCTTCGCCATCTAGAATATCAATAATGTCATTAAAATCAATGTCCATTTTTAATCTTTACATTCTTATATATATAGCCAGAAGTAGCGTATCTTTCTCCATCTAAAACTTCTTCAACGCCATGCTCACAGTAATCATCTGATCCATGAATAACAAGGTCTCCTGGGGAAGGCTTGTATTTTAAGTTTTGTTTGCTATAAAAAAGCCCGCCGCCATTGATTGGCAATTGATAGTATACAATCGTTCCAAAAACTGAAAGCTGCTTGTCAATAAAGTCGTCTCCTTCTTTATACTCTTTAGCTAGCTTTTCAATTTCTTCAAAGTCGTGTACGTCTGAGTGGGCTCCCCACATATTTCCTTTAACCATTCTAACAACATGTGATGAATCTGAAGCATAGTGTTTGTCGTCTAATAAATTTTGAATTCTTTCCTTAAGGTAATCAACTGTTCTTGTGTTGTATGTACCCATTGTATTTGTAAAGTATTCACCAACATGCCAATCTTCTACATTTTTTACTTCCAAAAGAACCTTATCAATCTCATCCTGTGATATAAAATTTTTATATACATAGATTCTTTCACCAAGTATCTCTAGGTTAGTCAGATCAATTGGGCTATTACTCATTTGATGCCGCCTCTATGATTTCTATCGGCTCTACTATTCCATTTATTTGTGATAGTCTCTTTGATACTTCAAGTTTACATTTTGGACATGTCGCAGAAACCTCTTTTAATATTTTTACAAGTATCTCCTGCTTTCTTTCTGTATCTGATATCTGTGAAGCTAACTCATTATTTTCAAGCAAGCCCACATCTTGAAGCATTGTAACCTTTTTGCCTTGAATGTCCAAAGCTAATTTAATAGCTGTTGCTTGTACACTAAGCTGGCCCTGCATCTTGGCTTCTTTTGCCAGGTCGTGAGCTTCTCTTATAAGCATTGCATAGTGTTGGTCAGCTGCAGATATAGCTTCTTTTGCTTTGTCACGAGCACCAGAGTCGTTTCTTACAACTTCTTTCCATTCATCAATATGCTCTAAAACCTCTGCCCTTTTGAGTCCAGTGATTGTAGCAATTTGAGTTGGAGTGCTTCCCTTAAGAAGTTCTTCAACTACCATGTTCATGCGATCAAAATGATCAGATAATTCAATTTCCATATAGTTATATTATACTTCTAGTCGACTGAAATAGCAAATTCCTTAGCTACCTTTAACAATATTAGGTATCCAATTAGATCATCAATATCATTATCTCCTGGGTATTCTTCACCTTTAATAAGTCTATTTAGTTTATCATCAATTCTAACGTATAGCTGCTCTTTTGGTCCCGCCTTTGAAAATATACGAACTGGGTCTAGGGCTGAATTTCCATACGATATATTCTTTTTAATTAGCATATGAGCAATGTCCAAACATGTTGTTAGAATTTCATTCCCAGCTTCAGTTCCAACTGTAAGCAAGTATAGGTCATCGTATCTAAATTCTTTTGAATCTTTAAAAACTGGATCTAGCTTCATTTAATTAAACCTTTTTCTTTTAGGGCTCTATGTATGGTCATAATGCTTACGCCACATTCTTCTGCAATCTCCGACATTGTTTTTCTTTGGATAACATATCTTCTATGTAGCCAATCTTTATTTTTATACAATTTCACCTCTTTGTTAACACTTCATTAGCATAGTAAGCAATTCCAAAAGAATCTGCAACATCATAATCTTCAACATTTAAATTATATTTTTTGTTAAAATAATCTGCAGTTCTTTGCTTTCTCATATTACGCAACTTATTTTTGTACCAAGAATCTGCATAACCTGGATTTAATAATCTAATAGCAGACTTTTCATCTTTAGTTGGGTTCTTATTTCCAATGTGTGACTGCCAAGCAGATGGGCTTATTGTAATCACCTTTGCGCCAGTTGACATAAGCTCGGCAATAACAACTCCATACACATAAGATAATTTTATCACAGCATCGGGTGATCTGACAAGTACTGCTCCTTCAACTGCAATGTAGTCTGATTTTATTTCATTTAGAATAGAGTGTGTTTTTATCTTAGCATCATGAATTTTTTCATAAATATCATTACCAACTAAATTAATCTTACCCCATTTAACTGGCTTATTATCTTCAATTAAACAAAACGCAACAGACGATGTGGACGCATCTATTCCTAAAACTCTAGAGGCTTTTGTCCTAGACAGTTTAGCAAGCGTCATTTATCATACCAATTATCTTATCTCTATCTGAAGTAGAGTTATTCTTTTCACATTTTGCACAAATACTTAAAGTGTTATACCTACTTAAAGGTGATTTGCATGACTTGCAGTATCTTTTTTGGCCAGACCTAATTGCTTTTTTCTCATAATACTTTTCCATAATCTTTTTATTAGTTGCAATTCTGCAACACTCATCACAACAATACTTCTGATTGTGTGTTTTTGGCTCAAAATTTTTTTCATTAATACAGTCTGAATTTGCACAGATCATTACAGAGCAACCTTAAATCGTTCTATCTGTACGGTTCCAGTAGGTGTATCCTTTGAATAACATTCTTTTTTAATTGGGCAGTAAGTGCAAGGCATCTTGGTCTTTGTTGCCCCCTCTGGTTTCATCGGCAGGTCACCGTCTTTAAAATTGTCCCAGACTTCTCTCATCCACAAAAATGTGTCCTCGATAATCCTTGTGTTCTTCTCATTCATAGATACTGGAATAATTAATATCTCCTGAGTGTTTTTATTCTCATAAAGAAAAAATCCCTCTTTAGCATTCTTAAGCTTCATGTATGTCAACAACTGTAGTAGGTGGTTTGGTGATGGGCTCATCTCTGCCTGCCTTGTATCCCACACCTCTTGCTTTGCTGTCTTTATTTCACCGATTACAATTTCATTGTCGTACTCCATAATAAGATCAATAAAGCCACGGATTGGTGGATACTCATTTATAATCTCTTCTTCTTCTGCAATCCACTGCGGCATAGTTTTAATTAAGTTTTGAAGTCTTTCATGAGCCTGAGTACCCTGAGCCATGTTTGCAACTGCAACTGCATCATTATTGTCAATAAAAACAGCACCAGAAAAAGCCATGTACCAGTACCTTGGGCATGTTCCATGACCGTAACCCAAAGAGCTTGGGCTAAAAGATTTTTTTGTCATTTCCCCATCTGCTCTTTTAGTATTTTTATATGACTCATCAAGCATTGATGCAAAAAGCTCTGGGTCAAAGAACTTACCCGTATGCTTTTTAAACTTTAAATTTTTAACTATGTTTCTTCCCATTACAAATTATACCTAACGACATACTTAAGTGCATCTACAAGTTTGTCTATGGACTCCTTTGCTGAGTAATATATATTTTTCTTATTATTATTTGCTGTGCCAGCTTTATCTTTTGCTATTGTAGAATAGTATGAAGCCATCATGGCAAATTTTGTAGACATAGCCTGCAGCTCAATAATAAGCTGTGGCGCTTTGGCTGCAGGAACATCTGGGTTTAAAAGTAGTTTTACAATGACAGCTAACGCTCTATCTAGCTGAGCATCATTCATATACTCATGAAGATCATTAAACTCTGTTATAGAGTTAATAAGCTCTAATGTATTTTTATCTTCTGTCATTTTTAATCTTTTTGTCCCATCTATCCATAAGCAATCCCATTCCATAGCCAACTAAAAATCCAACCATTAGACCAAACAAAAAAGATAGCATTAAAATGGAACCTCTGCATATGTCTTGTAAGATGGGAATTCTTCATTGCTTGGTACTTTATCCTTAGACAAGGTGTAGGTGGTTACAGAAATAGAATCAGCATTAATTTCGTAAGAACTCTTTTTGATACCGTCTTTATCTGTCCAAGTATCTTCATAAATTTTACCAACTATTGTGACTTCCATGCCCTTCCGAATTACTGATTTTGATTGATCTGCTAATGTACGCCATGCTTTTACTGTCCACCAGGATGTGTTTTTATCTTCCCACGCACCAGTTACATCATTCTTAACTCGATCATTTGTGGCAACTCTGAAACGAAGACCATTAGAGCCTACTGATTCTGGGTCGCTGCCAACTCTTCCTACTATTGTAATTGTTGGATTAGCCATTATACTCCTTATGAAGGTGAGAAATTTATTTTAAATTGCTCATTACTAAGTATAGTAAATTTTTTTATTTTTGTAAAGACTTTCCATCCATATATATAACTTCTTTTATGTAATAGTCTTCTGCATTTACCTGAGACTCTGAATAATATGGATCAGCCAGTGACCATTTTTCTTTTTTATTTATTCCCCCTGGAAGAACAACATGCTTTCTTCCTTTCCCAGAAATATTTTCTGACTGAACCCTTTGGTGCTCCATCTGTATCCATTCATCTATTCCAAATTTTTTTGCAGATTCAATCCACTCTTTACTTCCCTCATATGACCAAGTTAAAAAATTTCTAATAAAATATTTTGACGAACTAGAATTTATTGGCATAGCAGCGTGGTGGAACGGTTCGCATGAAGGGAAAATAACTATGTCACCAGCTTTTGGCTTGTAAACAATTACCTCATCATCACCTTCTTTTAGAAATGCAACTTCTCCGCCTTCGTAGTCATCATTTAAATAAATTGTTGTAGTAAGAATAGATTTTGGGCCTGGGGAGCTATCTAAACCACTTGGTCTATCTGTGTGCCAACCTATTGCATACTCTCTATTTGTATCTGGATTGTGTTTTAGTAAGTCGTAAGAGCCCTGAGTCCATCCACTAGTAGGGTCTCTAAAAATGGGATCGCCAGTGCTATCGCAAGTAACTATCTGTAAGCCAAGGAGGTCCTCTGTCTTTGACCCCTTATTCATATTAGAAAAATCAACATACTCTGGGTAAGATGATTCATTGTGATCTAAATACTTTTCAACGTAATCATTTATGCATAAGTCTATAACATTTTTAACTTTTAGATGGGCGTCTGTATGTATATCGTCTAGATCAGATATCCATTTTATAGGATTTTTTTCTTGTCTAGGATCAGCAAATTTTGATTTTGATCCAAACGTATACCAATCATTCCATTTTTCTATTAAAAATCCATCTTCAAGTGATTCTGAATTCTTTATTACATCGAGAACTAAATCGTGATCGAAATCATCAACTTGATAAACAACGCACTGCTTAAATATCTCATAGCTCTTCAAAATCTTTTCTCCCATCAATATACTTTACGTTCTCTGCAAAAAATGGTGGACGATTTATAGAAGATTGCTTTCTATAAATTTTTGACCAATTCATAAATGTTTCTTGCGGATTATCCCCTGGCATTAGAACATGTCTTTCGTGCATTCCAGAGTTATCTTCAGCAATGATTCTGTACTGCTGCATTTTTTTCCAGACATTTTCACCATGCTCTTTTACTCCATCCATATATTCTTCTGATCCTGCATAATAATAACATAAAAAATATCTAATTAAATACTTATTGCCTCCACTTACTGGTAGAGCAGCATGAAAAAAGGGATTGTATGATGGGAACACTGTTATGTCACCAGCTTTTGGTTTATAAGTTATTACAGATGAGCTTTTATCTGCGAGAAAGGAAACCTCTCCGCCTTCATAATCGTCGTTTAAATAAATTGTTGCTGTTAAAATTGGCTTTGGTCCTGGCATTGAAACCATGCTAGCTTTATTATCCGTGTGAAATCCAATTGCATACTCACGGTTATTTCTAGTATCAGTTTCAGAATTATGTTTTAAAACATCATAAGAGCTTTGTAGCCAACCAGTTCCTATCTTTCCAGATGTCTCCCTAATATTCCAATCTGGCAACCACTCTGGGAAAATTGATTTCTTATACTCCCAATCATCAGTAAAATCTGATGGGTCAAAGGGCTTGTCCACCCAGTTATCTAAATAATCTTGCATTGCTGAATAAACTGCTGCGTCTATTTCGAAATAAAGTTTTTCTTGCTCGTAAAAGGTTTTATCTTCGTCTTCAGTTAACATATTTAAATGCTCAGAATTTAATGTTATTAAATTTTTTGTTTCTGAGTGTTGGCATAGTCTTGATTTTAAACCAAAATCGTACCACCTTTCCCATTTGCTTAAGTATGGTCCAATTTTTTCTAAAGACTCTGATTTTTTTATTACCTCTAGTACTTCTTCTGGGTTTGGAATTCCTCCAGAGTATACAGATATGTATGGGAACAGGTCATGTTTTTTTGAAAGATCGTAGTTCTTTTTATACCCAGGGGCAAAGTTTGGATGTCCTTCCCACATTATAGGACCCCATTTATTTTTTTATTAAAATCAATTATATCTTTTACAAAGAACGGGTCTCCGTGCTGTTCTTGCGTAGACCTATCTTCATCTTTAAGAAAAACTCTTTTTGTGTAATATCCCATTGCTGATTCAATTTTTCTTTTTTCAGTATACAGTCTTAGAGTAAAGTCTTCTCCATTTTTTTTAATTTCATTTTCCCAATCTAAAGACCCAGTGCTTTTCCATCTTAAAAATTTTCTAGCTAAATATTTTGGCTTATCTCCGCTTAATGGAAGTGCTGCGTGAAAAAAAGGTTTTGATGATGGGAATATTACAAGGTCCCCTGCTGATGGCTTGTAGTTTACCACAGTTCCATCAAACTCATTTAGATAAGAGACTCCTCCACCTTCATAGTCGTCGTTAATATATATGGTAGCAGTAATAACTGTCTTTGGTCCTGGTGTGTCTAAGCTTCCATCTGTGTCAATGTGATAACCTATTGCAAACTTATCGACAGTATTCTCTTTGTGTTTTAGGATATCTATTCCAGATCTTATCCAGCCAGGATTTCCAGTAGCAATCATTACTGTTTCGCAAGACTCAAAGTCTTCTGTCAGCTCTACCAAATCTGTTTTGTAGTTCCAATTTTTAACAAACTCTGGGAATATGTTTTTCCAATGCTCTGGATTTGTTGTCTTATATTTACTAGCATTATTATCTAGAATCCAATATTTTATATACTCATCTAGACCAGCATTAATTAAATTATTAAATTCATCAAGTATGTTTTTGCCTGGGTGGATGTCTTTATCTGATTGCATATGTATATCATGCAAGTTTGCTTTTATTCCAAAATTATCCCATGCGCTCCAAGAGTGTGGGGAATCGTCGCTATTAATTTGGCCTTCAGAAGATTTAATTATTTCTAGAAAGTCTTTAGGGTTTTTAATTGCGTTTTTATATAAGGTAACAAATGGCATTATCTGGTGCTTTTCATCTAAACTAAACATGTTTTTCCTCCCAGAAATCAATCAGTTCTTCCAAAACTGACCACTCTATTATACCAAGCCTGACCTTATTATCTGAACCTATTATAACTTTAAGTGCTGGATGCATATCTCTATCAACTTTAAAAGTATCTGTACATATTTTAGCCCACACAGGCTTATTTAAATTAAATGAAGATTTAGATTCTTTATAGTCAACAAGGAACATTTTCCACCTAGCGTCACCCTTTTGGTAATTACCTCGACCACTATTTTTTTGAGCCTTCGCCCCGTCTCTTTTTACTTCCGCTCTTTCTGACATTATCCTACCCTATGGATTGTTTCATGCCCATCAGAACAGGTCCACTTCATTATTAAATTGTCGGGATCCCACCACCCACCATCTACATCTATATCACATTTAGAGCATGGTCTGACACCGCTAAGAATTTCAAATGTAGAATTGATATCCTTACGCTCTTGTTTATTTAAAAACTCATTAAGATCTGGCACTTATTTCCTTAATTAAATAGTCTACAACTTCTGGGTTTTCTTTTAGGTAGGCAACAGCTTTTGCTCTTCCCTGGAATCTTTCTTTATTTATAGTATACCAGGCGCCACCCTTTTCAACAATACCGCACATTTCTGCAACGTCTAAGGTCTCACCGACATAATCTATCCCGAGAGATTCTCCTTGGTAGTAAAAGTCGTATTGGCCAGAGAGGTTAGGGGGACCGAGTTTGTTGTAATCAACAATCCAGTTGACGGGCCTTCCAACTCTTTGCTCAATAATTTTGTCGCCAACCTTAACACCTGCTTTAATAGCGTTAGCCTCAGCTTCTGAAGACCAGAGCTTGATGACGGTAGAGGAGAAGAACTTAACAGCCATTCCTCCTGTTGGGATGTGGCTTGCATGCATAGATCCAAATTGATTTCTTTGCTGCGATATAAGAACGAGTAACGTATTTTTGTTTGCATAGTTTAACATCTTGACTGCGTGAGTCATATCCTTTGCTTCTGCTCCGATTTGCTTTGTGTCTTGCAAATCTTTCATTTCATTTCCATCTTTTTCAAAATAGATTGCTGGCAATAAAGCTGAGATAGAGTCTACTACAATTATGTCAACACCTGCCTCCATTAGTTTTGTTGCAACATCAACCATATCGTTTACAGTTTTTGCTGGAGAGTATATTAATTCTTTTGAGTTTACTCCTAGTTTTTCAGCCCATGCTGGATCATAAGAGTGCTCTGCGTCAATCCAGGCGCAAGTCTTTCCTTCTTTTTGGGCTAATGCAATCATCTGCAGACAGAAAGAAGATTTTCCAGCCGATTTATTTCCCCATACAAGTATCTGTCTGCCGTAAGCAAATCCACCATTAAGGGCAAAGTTTAAACCTATACTAGAAGTAGGCTGCCTATCCACCTGTATATCAACAGCGGATTGTACTCTAGCCCTGGTCTTGGGATCTAGCTTTGCTAAGATGTCATCTAAGTTAATATCCATTTGATTAATCAGATATCACTTCAAGGTTAGAATCTGTGCCCTTATCCTCAATCTTAAACTCAAATGACAATGTTTCATTATTATAAGTTACTGATAGCTGAGCGTCCTCGCTACTTGCTTTTACAAAGTCTTCGGTTGGAATCTCAATAGATCCTATCTTATTTAATATCGCAACTAGAACCCTAGATGAGTTCATCGTCTTGAATACGTCTTCAGTGCTATCTGTCATTTTACTTCCTTAACCATAAGTGTTCCATCTTCTAAAGTTTTTAGAACTGGCTCGCATATCATTCCTTCTCGCATCTTTGCCAACGAAAGTGGGTACATGCTTGAAAACACAATTGCTCTATTTAAATTCTTATCTTTATCTGACATTACAAGGTGAGCCATGGTTTTGCCAGCTTTTGTTTTATATGGAGTATAGCTTATCACAAACCTTTGATTTTCGTCAATAGGGTAAGACTTTGCATATAAATACTTTACAAATGGATCATCTGAATCTTTGGTAATAGAATCTACATCTATATATCTAGATATTCTATTGTCTCCAACTAAAACAAAATACATTTTGTTTGTTTCTATTTTTGTCTGTTCAATATCAAACAGTCCAACAGATCCACTTTCATCGACTAACTCTATTCGTGACCAGCCATTCCCACGCTTTATACTTTTAGCCATTCCAAACATAACAAAAGATCCTAGCTCTTCAAACTCATCAATAGGTCTAGCTTGTGCCTTTACTCTTGGCTCTAAGTTGGATAGGTTAAAGGAAGGTATTCCTAAAAACTCGTAATAAGACTCTGCTTCTTTACCGCTTCTAGGGTTATCATCAAAAGCAGCGCCCCCAATAGCATTAAGAGAATTAACGGCCCTAGAGTTAATGCCGCTACCCTTTTTGGATGCCTTGTCAACAAAATCTTTATAGTTTTCATAAGGTCTCTTTTCAATAATTTTATTTGCAATGCTGTCTGAAATAAATTTAACTTCAGCTAAACCAAATCTAATTGAATCTTTTTGTAGTGAAAAATTTACATCTGATTCATTTACATGTGGCAGCTTAACTTTAATCCCAAGCCTCTTAGCCTCAATCAAATAGCCTGTTCTGGCGTCTTTGTCCCCTTCATTTTTAAGGATCGAGAATAAAAATTCCAAAGGATAATAGCACTTAAGCCAAGCGGTATAATAAGAAAGCATAGAATAAGCGACAGCGTGACTACGATTGAATGAGTATCCAGCGTGAGCTTCGAATGTTTTCCAGAGATTGTCTGCTTCTTCTGCGCTGATATGCTTTTTAGCGCCCTGAATAAATTTATCTTTGAATGGACTGAGTTCTTTTGCATCTTGCTTTTTACCAATAACCTTTCTAACCTTGTCAGCCTCTGACCAAGTCATTCCTCCTAGGTGTACGCATGCTTGCATAACCTGCTCTTGATATATAATCACCCCGTATGTATTTTCTGTAAAAGGTTTCATAATTGGATGGATATAATTAACTGCTTCATTACCGTGCTTACGCTTGATGTAAGAGGCTCCAACTGTATTCATAGCTCCTGGTCTAACCAAAGCATTTGATGCAGCTAAGTCTTCAAATTTATCGACACGCATTTTTATAAGTAAGTTTGTATATGGTGTTGCTTCTGCCTGGAATATTCCTTTTGTGTATCCATCGTTAAAAATTTTATAAACATTCTCATCATCTAAAGCAATGTCATAAAGATTAATATCTTTGTCATATCGACTCTTAATTGATTTTAAAGTATCAGAGATCACAGATAAAGTCTTAAGACCTAGGGCATCTAGCTTAATAAGACCGATATCTGCAACCGTATCCATATCGTATGCCACGACTGGAATTCTTCCAGAGACTTCATCATTTGCATCAGCTCTGGACTCTATTGGTGCGTACTTTCTTAAATCATCTTTTGCAACTACAACACCTGCAGCATGGACTCCAACACTTCGAATCTTTCCACGAAGTCTTTCTGCAAGCCAAGTTACTTCTGGATACTTTGCTCTAAATTCTTTTGTATTTGGCGAATCCATAAAGTCTTCAAATGTATCAATCGATTTCATTGCACGATTAACATCTGAAAGGGGAACCATGAATACTCTTGCAGCATCTCTAATTACACCCTTATCTTTAAAATAAGTATATGTAGAAATAGATGCAACGTGCTTAAACTTTTTCTTTAAGTAATCCTTTACCTCTTTGCGACGGCGGTCTTCAAAATCGGTATCAATATCTGGGAAGTCATTGCGCTCTGGGTTAATAAATCGGAAGAATAGAAGATCATATTTAATTGGATCCACATCTGTAATTCCAAGGGCATAGCAAACTAATGAGCCAGCTGCAGAGCCACGTCCTGGGCCAACCATAATATTATTTGACTTAGCCCATGTAATCATATCTGCTACAACTAGGAAATATGAAGCAAATGCCTTATCTTTAATTATAGATAATTCTTCTGCAATTCTATCCAAGTAGACCTGATCTTTGTCTAGGGATAGTCTTTTAAGGCCTTCTAAGGCCATATCAGACAGTTTCTTGTCAGCATTGGTCTTTGGGATAGGTAGCAGATCTAGCCCCTCATGGAAGTCATACTCGCCAATTTTATCAGCAATTTCCATTGTATTATCGTATATGTCTGTACGAGTAATTCCTACTTTATTAAAGTCCGCCTCAATTTCAGACCTACTTTGAATAAATAGATTATAGTCTTGAAATGATATTCTACGTTCTGGATATAGGTAATTAAATCTATCCATCATATCTGGCATTTGTCTTGACATTTCAAAGTCTGCATCTTTATCTGACTTAGGAGATGTTGATAGAATAAGCATTGCTTCTTCTAGTACACGGTCTTCTTCTTTAGCGAAATGAGCATCACCTGTTGCTACCGCCTTTATTTTAAGCTCATCTGCTAATTCAAGCAGCTTTAAATTTATTTCTTGCGGATTGTGAGATTGAACCTCAACATAAAAATCTTGACCGAAAGTTTTTTGAAAATCTTTGAGAACCATTTTAGCTTCAGAAAATTCGCCCCTTTCGATAGCCTTAGAGATAAGCCCATTAAGGCATCCAGACAATACAATAATGCCTTCAGCATATTCCCTAAGAACCTCCCTATCAATACGTGGCTTGTGATAAAAACCTTCATTCCATGCAAGTTCCTGTAGTATATTAATATTCTCAAGACCTTTTTTATTTTTAGCTAAAAGAATAATGTGGTTATAAGCCTGAATAGACTTATCTGTCTTAGATGAACGATCAAATCTATCTGTCGGAGAAATGTAAGCTTCAACTCCGAGAATTGGCTTAATGCCTTGATCTTTACATGCAATTTGCATTTCACGGTGTGAAGACAAAGTTCCGTGGTCAGTAATTGCCAAAGAAGTCTGCCCTGCTTCCTTCGCAGCTTTTACGAGTTCGGCGGGAGAATTAAGCCCATCCATTAATGAATAGAAAGAATGCACATGTAAATGTGTGAAGTTCAACTTAATTCTCCGCCTATACTCTCTCTTACCAGTCTACGCTGCTACTTGTTGAAGATGACTCTCGTTCTTCTGGAGATGACTCACCAGTATAGAATGCTTCCTGCTCTGCGTATGGAACGCTACGCACTGCTGTTTTTTCTAAATCAAACAGCTCGACAGCAGAAAAGTCGAATGGCTTTTCATCTTTAGCCAACGGTATAATTGTGTAGCTTGTGTCTGTCTTAAGACCACTACGCTTTACACGCCACATTAGATTTGTGATGCTTCCCATTTCATTTGCATATTCAATCAGTGTTGGTGTAATTGTTTTACCGCTTACTCCTTGAGAAAGAATTGCTACATATGGCTCAGTCTTTCCGTCATCAACTAGGACATTAATATATAGGCGCTTTCTTGCACCCCAGCCAGCCTTTGGATCTTTACGGTGCTGTTCTTGAGCCCAGTCACGGCCTTCATCTTCCATTGTGTCTAGTGCCTTACGGCGATAATCTTTAGGGTTTGTGTGCTCAATTGCAAAAAATCCGCAACCCATTTTTTCATTATAGTGTGGTGAATCTGGATCAAGCTCTTGCAAGAAGCGAATCTTTACTGCTTCTCCATCTTCAATCTTTAACCACTTTGCCTTGCTATCTTCTGAACTAGTGTATGTAACCTTGTCCATTGCCTTTGTCATTCCTGACAAACCTTTTACTATTCCCATTTTATTCTCCTTATGTATGTAACGGTATATATCCGTTTGTGATCACTTATATTATTGTTTAATTTTTATATTCGAAATTAGATATGGCATTTGCTATACAGGCTTTAATATCTTCATCAGACATATCACCTGCATCTTTTACACCCTCTGGATATATTCTACCATAAGAATGCGATGCCCACAAGATGTTTTTATTACTTAATTTGTATGCAATTGTTGAGCCTAAATCTCTTCCAGCCTTATCCGCATCTGTCATAATAATAACTGTATTGAAGTATCTATTTAACAGGTTAAGGTTTTGTCCAGATATGTGACCACCCAATGTAGCCACAACATTTGGAAAGCCAGCTTGGTGAACACGAATTGCATCAAAGCTAGACTCGACGACAATAACCCTATCTCCAATTTTTTTAGCACGGTGTATGTTAAACATAGTTTTACTTCTTGGAAGGTCTTTGCTATTCTTAAATCTTTTGTCAGAAATGGATCGTCCAACAACTCCAACTGGGATTCCATCTGGACTATGAACTGGTACAGTTATCATATCCATATTATCCGAATACCCTAATGAAAAATGTTTAATTGAATCTAAGTCAATACCGCGAGATTTTAAATAGTCTTTTCCTTTATCGCTATTCATCAAACCTTTGTGTAAATTAACTAGTGTCTCTTCTGGGAATTCAACGAAATCTGGCTTGTCTTCTAACATCTCATTAAGGGATTCGTCAAAATTTTCTAGAGCTTCATTTTGCTTTGATTCGATATACCTTAGAGACTGAAATTCATTTTTGTTTAAAATCTTTTTTACTAGATCGCTCATTGTTCCAGATTCACCGCATGATGGGTTAAAGCAAATATATGCACCTTTTGTTTTACTTATACTAAAGCTTGAGGTGTGTCTATTTGAATGAAATGGACAATAGGCAAGAAAGTCGTTGGAAGTTTCTCCAACCATATCTATTCCTAAACTTTGAACTATTGATTTTATGTGGGCAGAGGAGTATTCCGATGTATCAATTTGCCTTGGGTTATACCCTCTAATTGCCATGCCTTCTTCTTTCCTACATAAACTCCATGGAGGGTCATTAAGAACTTCCATGTTTGTCCGTCAAATTCTACCGAAAAAGCTGGGTCTATGTCAAGTACCCTTGTGTATCCAGCGTCTTTCATTTGGCCTACAAGCAAATCATCATATTGTTTTTTTATTCTGATCATATCTGAATCATCTAAAAACTCAACTCTTATTTGAAACCTTTTAATATTTTGATGGGTCACTTGCTCAGCTCTGGAAGGTCTTCATAGATTGGAGTAATGACTCCTCTATTGATATCCCAGTCAAGGAAGAATCTAAAATCGTGACCATGCCTATTCTTTCTAGATACAACCTCAATAAGATCTGTATTTGCATGCTTATGAATTGCAATAGCCATATCAGCATCGTACTCAATAGCCTTTGACCATGCTACCTGGCTCATCATTGGAGGTTCTTTTTGATCTGAGATATCATCTGCAGTTGCAGCAGTAATATCAATAATAGGAATTCCATTTGTTACAGCAAGGAGTTTGAAGTCTCTTGAGATATTTCTATTTCTTTCAACTTCAGAATTACTTCTCTTATTATCATTGAACAGCTGATGGTAGTCAAGGATAACTAGATCTGGCTTATGCTGGTCAATCTTTCCCTGAATAGTTGCAGGTGTTACTTCTCCAGCTCCCTCATTTGAAACTAGGATAAAGCTATTCTTACCTTCTGTCTTCTTTTTTCCCCATGTTTTAAAATCATCAATGTTAATGTCACCCTTTGACAAATCGCTTGCTCTAAATAAACCAGAGCCAAGCATTGTATAAATTCTATCTCGCATATTCTCTGGTGCCATCTCAAGAGAAACAATCATTGGCTTAAATCCCTGCTCCCAAGCTTTGCATGCTAGGTAAGATGTAAACCAAGTCTTACCGCGTCCTGGCCAACCAATAGCAACGATAAGGTGGCCTGGTGCCATTCCAGTTGGATAAGCTTTATCAATTGCATCGAAGCCTGTTAAAATTCCTGGGCTTCCTCCCATTGCTAACGATCTAGTTCTTACTGACTCGTAGTGTCTTTCAGCCGAGTCTAAATCTGTAATGTCTAAATCCTTAACATTGTTTGTGTATCGACTTAGTGTTGCGAGTTGTGACTGCATTGTGCCAAGAACTCTTGAGGGTGCGTCTTCTTTTAGAGATGAGCCTGCTTGCATAAGAATAGTCTTCAACTTATTCCCTACAAATTCATTTTTTAATTTATCTAGGTAATAACCAGTTTCTCCTTTTGTTTCAACTGGCTCAAAGTCTTTAAACTTATCCTGTAGAATTGTAGCTTCTGGCACTGCCCTAAATTTATAGTAGTATGACTTAAGGCCTTCCCAGATATCCTTATGGGATACAAACAGGTCGTCTGAATTATCTGCAAGAATGGTGCTTATGTCTTTGTTTTTACAAACTGCTGAAATTAGCTCTGCTTCTGTATTCACTAATTATCCTCAACCATTCTTTTAGTTTCTTGCAACAGACGGCTTCTGTTAACTTTATCTTCTTTAATTTGAATCATCATGTCTTCTATTCTGTCAAAATTATTGTAAAAGAAATTAAGTGGGTGTCTATTCTTTCCAGTCTTAAAATAATATTCTAAAACATCTCTAGCTCTATCAAACCCTATGCTATCTATAACATCTTGCATAGCCCATTTTTCCTTATACCTATTGATAGTTGGCTTTGTTTTATAAGCCTCCTCATATAGAATAGAGTACAAAGAAAGAAGAATGTAGGGTTCTTTATTTACTGCCACGCAATTCCTCTTCTACTTCTTGTGTCTTTTGAATTAGCTTATCTTCAACAAACTTATAGACTCTGTCTGCTGCGGCATCTACTGTCTCTCCGTCTCGCACAAAATCATCTACACCAATACCAATCTTGATGCTTTCAAAGTTACCAAGGTTGCGTGTAAAAGATAAGTCTACTCTAACTTGAGTTCCTTTTTCCATTAGTGCTCAGCCTTTCTATGTCTGCTTAAACTGTCATGAGCAAAGATGCCCCAACGTAATTCTATCTCTTTCTTGCATATGTCACAGACTACTACCCTGTTAGACATTATTCTGCTTTCCATACTGGTACAAAATTTCCTTCATTGGTCTTAGTATACAATATAGTGTTGTGTTTGAGAAGAGCTCTCATCTCATTCTTTGATGGCATATCCTTAGAGTATCCTGATTCTAATATAAACTCATGTATGTCCATAATGTCCGATTCACTATACATAAACTTATACCAAGTACTATCTGGATTACCTATTGGATATACTTTCTGAGGATATCTTATCTTCCCGTCCAAAATATAATCTTCTATGGTTACCTTATGCTTACCAAGCATTTGAGCTACTTGACTAGTTGAATATGCATTCTCCATAGTTTTTAAAACTTGTGAATAGGAATAAAGCAATCTCTTTTTATCTGGATAGCACCAAGCAACCATTTGGTCTTTAGATCTTGAATGACTTAATACTTTATGTATCTTGTTATTTAAGAAGAAATACCGAATGCTTTTAGCTGAATTTTTTCTCTTTTTTCTAACCATTTACCTAGTGCACTCGTATCCTTATTAATCATCCATCTTTTACCGCACAACAAGCAGAAAAGCTCTACGTGTAGTTTTTGCGAAAATACTCTGTCAACAAAAACTCTTCCTTGGCATCTATTGCATTTCATCATAGCGTAATTAGCTTCCCATCAACAACACATGAATAGTCTGGTGCCACATGAATCATATTAATATGTGGGTAATCATTTACAATGTGTGCAACAGCAAACCCCTTTTGCCAATCATGATGTTGCATATATTTCATTCCTGGTCCCTTTTCATCACACATGTGACCAAGCTCATAGCCACGAAGAGTTTCTCCTTCGCCATTGTTTCTTAATTCGTATGTAACTAAATGAGAAGCAATTCTATGAGAGTGGCCTCTTATTAATGATATCTGAAGGTCTTCCATATCTTTACGAACAGATCCAGTTGATGCAATTGAAAGTCCATGGTGAACGTGGATATCCCCAAAGCGTCGCTTTGGTAATTCGTTATAGTGGATATATTCATATCCTAAAGAGTCTAGCCCCCATAGTGCTTCTGGAGTAACTTCATTAATATAGTCAGGAAGCTTTGCATCAACATAGTTAAAAATTCTAACGTCGTGGTTTCCTAGTGCTGAAAAAAGCTGAGCCTCTGGAAGCATCTCTCTTGTCTTTGTGTAAAAATCTCTAGCCCCTTTTGCTTCATGACGCATCATTGGGACAATAAGGTCTCGGCTATCAGTCTTATGAAGATTTAAAAATTCTGCGGAACGACCCTCTGTATACTTGCTGTAACAAGCTTGGTCATCAGTGTCTCCAAGGTAGTCCACAACATCTGGCTTAAACCACTTCATAACCTTGAACCAAAGCGCAATCATTTTATCATCTTGATACGGAAATTGTTGATCGGATGATATCATCCACTTTAAATCGTTGCTCATTAAAACCCTTAATATATATAAAAGCCACGATATCGTGGCTTAACGTTATAGTAATTGTAACATATTAAATCAATGTGTCAATAGGCACTTTACGGTGCTGTTATAATCTTTTTACCTGCACTCATCCAGTGAAAATTAATTGCACCAGATATAGTTTTTTCAGCAAAAACATTTAGCTTTGTGTTTGCTGAGTTTCCAGAAAGTGACCATCTTATGTTATTAGTCTTAGGATCTTGAAGTCTTGGAGTTGCTACAACGTATGCAACTTCATAATCTGCTCCCCAGCCCAACTCTATCTCTATGGTGTTTACCTTGCCACCTGTTAATCCATTTTCAAAAGTAACAACACCAGCTTTTAAATGCATTACGGCTAGGCTGGTGACGCTGTTTGCAGTGCTTGTACTTAGGTTATAAGACTCATCGGACTTAAGCTTAATGTTATCTATTTGAGTTTGTAGGTCCTGTAATTTTTTTGGGTCTACTGGCTCTCCATCTTGAAACGTTACAGTCATTATTCCTCCGAGATTTTATTTTCTATACCCTTAGAGTATTCTTCTAATGCTTTTTCTTTTTCTCTTTGGGCATCTGACATTATTGTTAGGTCTGCTCTAAGTATTGAAATCTTTAATTCGTAATCAGCAACCAGCTCAGCAATTCTTTGCTGCATGGCCGTAATAATTAATTCTTCTTTTGAAGACATTTTTACCTAATTTATTCTGATAAGGAAGCTAGCTCTTCGACAAGTGCTGCTATTTTTTTGTTTACTGAAGCTATCTGTGCGTTTACCGCTGCAATTGCATCTGCAGCTGGAGTAGTCGCTGACTCTTCTTCCATTAGATTTACCTCAAGGTTATACTTAGAGTATCCAAGTGTTCTTAGGTGTGACTCAAGGATGGAGCTTTTTTCTTCATTTGATAGTGTGTATTCTGACATGATTACCTCCTATTTATATTATACCATTACCATTTACCTATAGGGCAGGTGGCGCCCTGTAGCTTTGTTTTTGCTGGCATAAAGCATCCGCACTCTTGGCAAGTCTTTACACCATTATTAAATTTAGGACAGGCTTGGCACAATGAATATCTATAAGACGAATCTTCTTCAGATGCATATTCAGTATTTGGGTTCAAAAAGTCCCATGGCTTGACTTCATTAGAGTTCACAAGCTTTTTAACCTGCTCCCACTTGCTAGCCATTTATTTCTCTCAATTCAAAAGACTTACCGTTCCAAAAATAATTAGCACCAGCTTTTGGTAAATCTGGAATATCAATTTCAATGTCTTCCATATCTACTAAAATTGGTGTGCTTGAAAGACCAGCTCTTAATAGATCGGTTCCAGGGCCAGCAATGTTAAACCACCCAGCGTACTCACCATCAACAAGCACCATATATGTGCTTCCTTGCATATCTGATTTATTCACAATATCTCCGTAACATTATAATATTCTAGCATTTAGTTAAAATTTTGTCTACCTTATTTTACCTATTTCCCAAAAGATATTACTGAATATTTTGTTCCCTCTGTTACTGGAGTAACTCTATGTATATAGTCCATGCCTGAAGGAAAAACAATAAGGCTATCTCTAGATGGCTTTATTGGCATAGTGTACACCTTATTCTTAAACTGTATCTCTCCGCCTTCGTAATCATCATTTATGTAGTAAACGAATGATATTTTTGATGGGTGAACTTCCCCATCATCACAATGCCAAGTAACCATCTGGCCTTTTTCATATTTCAATATTTCCCAGGGTTCTCTTTCTTTAATCTTTATTCCAGATTTTTTAACAAAATCCAGTATGCATCCTGAAAGAGCAATATCTATTTTTTTATTTAATATCTTCTTTAAATTATTGTAGTCAACGTCTTCTTGTTTATTTGTATACAATGAAAAGACGGTGCAGGACCTAAGAGCTTTATCGTAATCGCCATCATTCATTGTAGACTCTGCAAATCCTCTATTGTAAGTGACAAATATAGAATTAACTTCTTTTAATATATCTAAGTCTGAGCCTATAACATTCTTGTACATGAATATATTATTACCTAAATCTTGCACCATTATGTTTCCTGCATCTTATCTGGATTAATATTGTGTGCCATTAAGCCATCAACAAAATAAACGTCTTTTGTTTCAATGTTTATTGATATAGTCTCTACATCTTCATTTATTAATATTTTAGATGCTACTTCGACTACGTCTAACGTATCACTCATAATATTGTCTCCAATTTCTAATTCTTCAATTTGAATAAATTTCCATACCCCAGATTTACGTGCAGGAACTATATGCTCATAAGTTATTTTAATTGTATCATTAATAAGGTAGTATTGTCCATATGATCTAGTAAATATATTTGTAACCATAGCAGAAGTTTTTGTTGTTTCAGAAATGTCTTCAGATGACCATAATAATAGATTATTAATATCTAATTCATTATCATCTAAGCCTGGTATATTAGCCGCCATGATTTCATCCCCAATATATAAATCTTCAATGTTTTTAAATGTTCCGTCAAACATTTGTATTTGTGTACCAAATACGTGACATCCGCCGCCGCCGCCTGAATCAATTGTATTAATTGTATTAATAGTGTTAATAGTATTAATTGTATTAATAGTGTTAATAGTGTTAATTGTATTAATAGTGTTAATAGTATTAATTGTATTAATAGTGTTAATTGTGTTAATAGTATTAATAGTGTTAATTGTATTAATAGTATTAATTGTATTAATAGTATTAATTGTATTAATAGTATTAATAGTGCTACAGTTTCTGTATTCTATTTCAAAACCACTAACTTCTCTGGTAGACAAAACATTACAGCTTGAATTAATACATGTCTCTATAGCAGTCCACGTTCTAATTCTAGCTTGTTCTCCTTGGCTACAGGAACCCCATGACCCCCATGGGCTATAACTTCTATCACCAGTTGTACATCCTGCCGTGCAGCATGAAGTATATTCAAAATCTGTACCGTTAACTTCTGTTGTAGTGGTATTGCAGCTAGAATCAATATTAGTCTGTATTGCAGTCCAACTCCTCGATCTAGCACGTTCACCTTGGATACAGGATCCATAGGCTGTCCATGCACCATAAGTTTTAGTGCCAGTTGTACTACTTGCCGTGCAGCAGCCAGTGTATTCAAAATCTGTACCGCTAATTGTTTCAGTTGTATTAGTACAACTTGTTGTAAAGCATGATTGTGTAGCAGTCCAACTCCTCGATCTAGCACGTTCACCTTGGATACAGGATCCATAGGCTGTCCATGCACCATAAGTTTTTGCTCCAGTAGTACATGATTGTACGCAGCATGATGTGTACTCATACTCTACGCTATTTAATTCATTTTGAGAAATAATATTACAGCTTGAATCTATACAGGTATTTATAGCAGTCCAGGATCTTTGTCGTCTTCTCTCCCCCTGAACACATGAACCGTAAGCTGACCAATCACCGTAAGTTTTAGTTCCTAAAGTACAACCAGCTGTACAACATGATGTGTATCTATATTCTGTACCATTAACTTCGTTAGATGTTGTGGTACAGTTAATTGTATTATTTGTTTGAATAGCAGTCCAGGTTCTATAGCTTGCTCTTTCTCCTTGAATACATGATCCATATGGAGACCAGTCGCTATAAGTTTTAGTTCCCAAAGATGAGCTGGCAGTACAACAATCTTTATACTGAACTTCAAGACCGCTTTCTTCTGTTGTAGTTGTGGTACAGTCTCTAGTAAAATTAGTTTTTGTTGCTGTCCACGGAACAGTTCTTCCAATTTGTCCAGTATTTAAATTACATGTGCCCCAAGCATTTGGTGTCCCATAAGTTTTTGCTCCAAGAGTGGATGTTGGTACACAGCAATCAATCTGTTCTATATCTACACCAGAAAGCTCTACATTTGTAATAACACAATTTTGAGCAGTTGTTTTTTGAATTTGGGTCCATGTCCTTGTTCTTGTTCTTTGTGGATCTTGTGGAGCTACTGTGCAAAGTCCTGTGACCCATTCACCGTAGACTTTTGGCTCAAGAACAACTGAAGGGCAGCATAGGTTATCTGTTTGAGAGCATACAATTGCATAGTATGATCCATTTATTGTTTTGTCGTATGTCTCGGTTGATTTAGAACAAAGGCCACCCGTAACAAGAGATAAGCAGTACCAGGTACCTCCGATAACAATACATCTAGCAGCAGACTCTTTTGACTCATAGGAAACTGAAGTTAAGTTTATATTATCAATTTTAGATGTTGTTGCTGTTAGACATGAATTGGCTCCCGATGTAACATTGCTTACAGATATAACTTCGGAGGACCTTGTCGCACTTCCACTTGTTGCAGAAACTGTTATATCAAATGAACTGATAGTGCTCCAATTTGTTATGTCAACCTTATACCCTGTTGATGTTATGTCGTAAGGCATTCCTAATTCTGCTGCAATTCCAGACGACAATGTTCTAAAGCTTTTAGAAACCTCGTCGCTTTTGTACTTGTCTCCTTCTCCAGCAAGTGCCGTTACCAAAACGGTATACAGTCTGTTTTCCGTTAATCCAAAAGGGCTGGCAGAAGTATTTGTTGTTGAGGTTAATGGATAGCCAGGCAAAGAGTTACCTGTAATAGAATCAATTATATTAACCTTATATCTTTCCGCATCTGGAGAATACCAGGATATATCTACAGAGCTTTTTGTCCTATTTGATATTGTTATTTCTGGGTTTTCTATTTCCCTTGGAGGGGTAAATACATAAGATGCAATTCTTGATGTTTCATTTGGATCAGATATATGTCCATCTAAAGACAGTCCGCTATTATAGTAATAATCTTTTGCAACCGAATAAACATTTATAATATAATCATCGCCAGAATCTATCATTGCTTGAGTGTATGTTATACTTCCAGAATATTGATGAATTGGCAAAACATCAACTTCTTGCAATGCACCTATCCTAACCCCATAAAAATCAGTTAACTCAATTATTTGTTTCCCAATAAACTCATCTGTTCGAGATGATGGAAAGTACTGACCGTTTGGATATGATGCTGCAGAAGAAGTAAGATACTGCCACTTAAAACCAAATATTTTAAATTCAGGCATACTGATTGTTTCATCTTCAACAATTTGATCTCCTGTGCTATATGTAGTAAATCCAAATGTTAGTCTTGGGAATATTCCTGTTGGGCTTGGGTACCATGAAGTTGCAAGTGCGTAGTCTGATTCTGTTGGATTGGCATCCTGCCCAGCTTGAACCTGTGCCCTAAATCCTCTTTTAGCTTTGACGTCGTCTAATGTTATTGTTGGTCTATCTGCAGGCAACTTAGGAACTTCATCTAAATAGTCTGAATCTAGATATGTTGTGTACTCTAGCTCCTGGCTAACTAATGTTGTTGGAGCATCCCAATTTGAGATTATAGACCTTTGTATTTTAATTAAAAATGATAATGGGTCTTCGTACCATTTCCCTCTTGTAACATACATCTTATCTTGCTGAGTGCATTGTATTTCAGAAGTGCTTGAATCTGGAGAAACAAATATTAGCTTTGGGTTTTCTTTTGGATAAGGAGACTCCCCTCCAAAAATTTTATACCAAATTCCAGCGCCTAACGCATTTAATCCTTGAAATCTCCAAGCGCTTCTTATTCTTAACCAACCGTCTGTTGATCCTGCATCACCTAAATTAGTTTTTCTCCAAATGCTTCTTATTTTTATCCAGCCATCAATATTACCAGCATCGTTTAGGTTTGCTTTTCTCCACCAGCTCATTTATGCTTTCCTGCTTAACCATATGTCGCCTTTTTTAAAGGCTCCGCTGCCCTGATCTCCATCCGCATGCGTTACTCTATCAGTAGTGCTTCCTGGGTAGTTATTTCCTCCGTAAAAAAATGCTCTTCCTAAAGTAAGCTCCCCAGTATCTACGTCTTGAACAACTGTTTCATCTCCAAGTGTTCCATCATTATTACTTCTAATATTAAAATCAATCCTAGTTGCATCTACATTTAAGACACTTGATCCAGAGGTGTAATTAATTGCACCATTTCCTAAACTAAAGCTTCCTGCAGCTTTTGTTACACCACCAATTGTAGTTGACTTTCCTAGTAAATAATTGGCTGTATCTCCCAGACTTGATGTTGCTCCTAAAAATACGTTAGACGCAACTAAATCTGTTTGAACTTTAAATTCATCTCCATCATATGTTAGCTTTCCATTAGCAAGTCTGAAATTACCAGATGATGATATGTAATCAACATTCCCTGGGTTACCGCTTCCCTCTCCAGGATAAGCTGTCGTCCATGCAGATGGGCTCATAAAATAATGATTTGATCCAACAATATTTCCGCCTATTATTGAGCCTTGCAATCCATCAAGCGTTACTTGAGAACTTGCATTTGTAGATACTATTTTTGCAGAATCAATTGTCCACCCATTAGAAACTCTATAACCAGTTGCTGTAGTTGCATCTGCTATAAGTATTCCAAATCCGCCTTCTCCAGCCTGTACCATTCCTTTAAGAACGGCATCTTTAGCTATCATTTTTCCTGCGTATGTAACTGAAAAATTAGGACTTACTGTTCTAGATCCTCCAGCCCAAATTGCAACATCTGAGGGAGTTGTTGTGGCAAAGAACCCTACGTTGCCAGCCTTGTTAATTGATGTATCGTCAATTGTCCATCCAGCTATTGTTCCTTTATTAGCAATAATTCCATTTACTGTGTCTAACTGAAATAGTTTTCCAACTGAATCCGTACCCTGGATTCCAACACCAATTTTTGCTCCAGCAGTATTAGTTAGTTTTCCTATTTCAAATTTTCCAGAAGATGTTGTGACTCTGAGTTGTCCGTCCACTAGTGCTGTTCCTATGTCAACAGATCCAGTAAATGCTCCAGCGTTAGCATTTATTTTTCCAGTTATTTCTAAATTAGTTCCATTCCAATAAAGCCAATCGCTAGCTCCTCCAACCTTAAATCTTGCTGCTGA